AAAAGACGTTTATAAAATACTGATTTACAACATATATATTATCACTTTATTGGATGTTATTTTCATTCTGTGCATATGATGTGTAAATCTGGTAATTTTATTCAAAAACACTTTTATTCATTTATAAGATTTGTGTTTTTTATTATTGCATGTGTTATTATATATATGGTTTATTATGAAATAGATAAAGAATGGTCTCGCGAAATAAAAAGTGCGAATGAGGGGAAAACCTTGTCTAATATGAATGAAATGGGAGCTTCCATAGATAAAAAAAAAGTTTATCCTAAGCAATGGTCATACGATTTTTCTGAGAAATCTAAACGGGAAATTCCTAAACAGCACCAAAAATCAGATAATACCAATTCTAGTGGTACGGATATGACATCAGAGTATATTGAAAGACATTTCTCAACAGGTGATATTCCGTTCAAATCATTTTATGGAAGAGGACTGTATGATAGTATTTCCTTAAGCGAATTGAGATTGATAAACAGCACGTCAACAGATGCCGTTGTCTTATTGGAAAACATTTCGGGGGAGATTATAAGGAATGTTTTTGTAAAACAAGATAATTCGTATACGATGAGACAAATACCTGAAGGAAGATATATTGTGAAAATAATGTATGGAAATTCATGGAATTCAGAAAAATATAATGGGAGTGGTATGCCGTCAGGTGGATTTATGAAAAATGTATCGTTTAGTAAATCCAAATGGAAAGATTCTTTTGACTTTATATTTGAAAAGGATGATGATGGAATCAATTATCCTACCTATTCTTTGACTTTGCATAAAGTCAAAAACGGCAACATGTCTACTGAAAAGATTAATAAGGAAAGTTTTTTTAATTAACATATTATGAATAAAAAAATTATGTCTTTGATTATTTCTATAGTTATATCAATTATATCTATGACTTTATTTTCGTGCATTTTGGTTCTTGTAGGACAAGAAGGAACTTTACTGCAATTCGTTTTTATTGGATTGGCAGTGTATATTGGAAAGTATTCATATTCACGTCTTATTGATTACTATAATAGAAAGCAGTAACTTTGGGTTGTAGTTTTGCATTGAAAATGTTGGTTTTGTAAACTTGCCGTAATAGTTTCATCTTTGCATCACGTAACAAGTACCAGATGTTATAGATGATTGATTATTCTGCCAAGAGGGACGTTTAATATATCTTTATCTGTAACTAGCACTTACTACGGATCTTCTTTTGTATTAGTTCTGTTATTTATGAATTAAAAAAATAAATTCATCTAATTAGATATCTACTAACTAATATTACGAAAGAATTTTGATTTACATTTTGAATCGAAATATAATTTAGAAACATATCTAAATTACTATCTAATTGTTAGTCTTATTTTTAGATTAAAAATTAAATATCTATTTTTGCAAAAAAACAAATGGTTTTTGATGAATTTTTAAAACTGAAGGTGAACTTTTAGGGTTCTGTTATTGTTATGATTAATCTAAAGACTAAAGCTGATGAGAATTACGATGCTTTTGTATTATTGAAGGATAATGGCAAACTTAATTCTTCAATACATTGTGCTTATTATTCAGCTTTTTTATTATCTATATATTCATTATGTGTGAGATTTGGATATCTTTATGAAGATATACAGAATAATTCAAGAGGAAAAGATAGTCATGCTTATATCAGGAATGAGCTGGGAAATAAGATACATCAAGCGAAACCATTAGATTGTGTTGAGTTTCACACTTGCCTTGGTAAATTAAAAAAGGAACGGAAAAAAGCTGATTATTCGAAAAATCTGGTTACAAATAAAGATGTAGTAAATATACAAGATACTATAGATAAATTCAGAGATTTGATAATTACAAAATATATTTGATTATGGATGCAGTAAAAGATTTTATCATTGAACGATTAAAGAAACTTAGTAATATGTTCAAGGGCATTTCTATCAAATATGCGTTTGACAGTATAACTGAATTTCATATAATTGAGATATCACCGGAAAATATTAGAAGAAGAGATGATGAATACATAAGGTGGGAGTCTGATATGTGGAATGATTTCTTTGCCATGTTCCCAGATGAGGATTTGCTTATTTCGGAGCCTTGCGAGTCTAATGATATGCATAATGTGTTATTTGACAATATTCCGATTGTGGATAGTGGCAATTTGCTTTATTGTATAGATTTAGATTTTGGTGAGATGGATTCTTTTTTAAATATTGACACTATAGATTTGTTAGCAGCGTGATTATGGCAGAAAAAGTAGCAAGTTTCCGTTTAAAGGAATATAAGATAAATAAGGCTAGTATAGAATTTGATCCTGATAAACCTCTGTCTAAAATGTCAATAGAGATCGAGAGAAAAGGTGATATAGAGGAAAATAATATTTATAGGATAAATATGTATATTGGTGTTTCTGATGAAACGAACAATTTCAAAATCAGTGCAAACATGGTAGCTTTGTTTGAATTTGATTCTGAAATATCTGAAGAGAATAAAACTAGTTTTGTAAATTCGAATGCGCCAGCCATTTTGTTCCCCTACTTTAGGGCATATATATCTACATTGACATCTCTTTCTGGAATGCAACCTGTTATCTTGCCGACAATAAATTTTGCTAGAATGCTGGAACAGCAGGAGAAATAAGTAAACATTAAAGGGTTATCATTATTGGTAACCCTTTAATGTTATCGTTTTATTGTCTATACACCTTTTCAACTTCTTTTTTCACTTTTTTAGTGATAGTCTGTTTCTTGTATTTTTTTTCCATATCTGGGTATTCCGGATGTTCTTCCAACCATTCTTTTTTATCTTCGGCTTCGTCATGTTTTCTTTTGAGTTTTAGGAACTCTTTTTCATTTTTCAAAGTTTCCTTCTCTTTTTCATTGAGGTTGTTGATGATGTATTTCTTTTTTATTTCAGAGTCTTTCCTTTTAGATGTTCCGTCTGAATAGGGCAGTTTCTTTCTGTAGTCATTAAACAGTTTTCCAGCCTCATACATCTTGTTCAGATATTCATAAGGTCCCATATCCTTGTATAGTTTCTCGGCCATTTCCTTTCGTTGGGATTTGGGAAGGTTGATTAGGAACATAAAATCTACAAGGTCGGGGCGTCCTTCCCTTATGGCGGATTCGGCTCCCAGATAAATGTTTTCCAGTGTCTCTACATTTAATCCGGCAAATTTCCCTAATTTGGCGGCCAGCTCCCTTTGTACATTCAGGTTGAATCCGTCTTTTACCGCCTCGCTTATCAGATTTGACATCTCTGTAATGAATGAGAGAGGATCATATTTGTTCCCTTGTGATATGGCGTTGACAAACTGTCCAATGGAAGTTCCTCCCAAGGAACTTAAAGCAGCAGATAAAAATATGCTTTTCAATTGTTCATCAGTGAACCATAAATCCTCATCCCCGTCCCCGTATCCGAATATGGCGTAGATATTGGATATGAGTGGTGCTGTGATTCCTGCAATACCATATCCTCCTGCCGCCCACAAGCCTCCCATTACAAATAGTCCGAAGGTGGCTTTCCTCAGCCCGGTAAGATAGCTGCCCATCATTGTTCTTTGGGCTTCGTCTTTATTCATTCCGGATTCAATGTTCAGATTGTATATCCTTTTTGCTCGTGCCATTTCAAGAAGCCCCTCAATACCCATCCGCTGGTATCCTATGTTGCTGCTTTGGTAAGTGGTCAGCGCCTTGTAGAACACATTGCCGCTTGCCTGCATGGGGGACATCATTTCCGGGCTGGAACTCTGCTGGCTTTCATTGAATGCTATTTCAGCGTTGTATTTGGCTAAATTGGCGGCTTCCTCATTGCCCAGACCTCTTTTTTGCGCACGTTTATATTCAAAATTGTAAACGGCTCTCGCTCCGGCCGCACATGTCAGCGCATCAATAAGCTTGTTGGGATACATGCCTGCATTGGTAAGTTTCTCCAGCTTGTTTTTGAATGCATTTTCATCCTTTAATGCTTCGATCCCCATATTTCCCGTATCAACCCGTTCTTCAAAAGAAGGAAGATACTCCTTCGCCCATTTCATGTTTCCTGCCGGGGTGAATATGTATTTGAACAAATCAGCCTGATACCCCGGATTTCCGCTGTATGCGGAAAATGCCGGATAGGAGAGCACCTGCTTCATTGCGGTGTTGAGTCTGAATGCGATATTGGAACCTGCCCAATACCTTAGTATCTTGTTTAGTCCGTTGTTGAGCGAGTCTTGTTTCTGCTTGTCGTTGAAACTCCGTACGGCCACCTCCGCTGCTCTCATGAAGATATCAAACATTCCTTTATGGTTCGCCTCCATATAGTTCTTGAAAGCCTTGCTTCCCCGCAGGAAATTAAGATCCTGGCGCAGCTCAGCCGTTGCCGCCCAAGTTTCCATATCTCTTCCGTATTTTAGCATCAGATCAAAAGCGTTTCTGCTAGTGTCCACCTTCAGGGTATTTATCGTACGGTTGATTATGTTTCCGGTTATTGTGCTTGGCATACCGATGATTGTTTCTCCCAGCTCCCCCTTTTCACGGATTTCGGATTTGGCTATGACCATAGGGAAATAATTCTCCCGTGAAGCCATGCTGGTTCCCGTCATTCTTACATGGACCGGATTGTACCTTTCTTCTCGTAGCCTTGGAAAGAAGTCGTCTGTGATCCATTCTCCGAGTTTCATGTATTTATCGCCTATAAAGGATTCTATCTCGGTCATGCTGTCTTCCGTCCATCCGTCCGCCTCTAGCTTCATCTTTCCGTCCGGCTGTCTCCATGTGAGCCATACATAGAACGCCTGCCCTTTGTTTAGGTTTGCCTCATACAGGTCGCCCTCCTTATGGTAATTGCTGTCGTACATATATTGTTTGTGAATCCTTTTTTCTGATTTTTGAGAATCCCTGAATACATTTTCCATTGATTTTCCGAACAGTTCCTTTATTTTTTCTTCCAGTTCTTTGTTGTAAGCCTTTACCCCCAAATATATCCTATCGTTGGCTTCCACCACTCCATGACTGCTTTTCATGAAATAATCGTATAAGGGGCCTTTTCCTATGGCGTGGTTCCTGTCTATGGCTTTCAGCAGATAATCGAAACTATACATGGGATAGGCGATAAAGTCACCGATGCTTTGCAATATGGACACAGTTTTTTCCATATTTGTTTCTTTCTCGTTTATACCTTTTATTCTTTTATCTTTTACGGCATTTATTCCCATGCTGATAATTCTTCCCCGGTGCGCGGCTTTTTCCTTGTTCAGCATGGCAAGGCGGCTTTTCCCGGTATCAACAAGTTCTTTCAATTCATTGTACACATTATCGGTTATCCTTATTAACTCTTCCTGCGCTACGGGTATCTGTGCAGCTATTTTCTCAGCCTCCTGCAGATAAAACTTTCGTGCTTCACCCTTGTTGTTGTAGGCGGCTCTTCTGGTGGTCACAAGATCGCCCTCCAGTTTGTCCAGATCTCGTTTCATTTTTCTGGATTCGGCCAATAGTTCGCGTATGGAAAGAGAATCATACTCATCGGCCATAGTCTGTGTGAACACACCTGTTCCTTCCGCCGCTTCATCCATGGCATTCTCTAGCTCTTCCCGGCGCTTCCGTATCTCTTCAACGGATTCAAGTTCTTTAGTTTTCAGCAGTTCGGCTCTTTCTTTTAATAGATTATCCCTTCGGCTTTTCATTTCATTCTGCTGACCGGTAAGTATGGTGATGCTTTCAGGGGATGTCTCAGATTTTATGAGTTTTCCCAGTTTTACAATTTCGCTTCTTACGGCACGGAGTTCACTGTCAGCGCTTGTTAGCAACAGGTCTTTGTAAGCGGATCGTATACTGTCAAACACACGTCTGGTAGCCTCATCAACAACTATCCCTTTTGATACGCCTCTTGTATCCTGCCCGGAAAGCTTCGTTTTTATCATTTTTTGCATCCTTTTCACCGAACTGTCATATTGGGCATAGTTTATCAACTTTTCAACAAGATTTAGTGGTTCCTTGAGTTTATTTGTTGATGCGGCCTTGTTTACTTGGGCAATCAGTGACTTTATCATATGTGGCCCCATTTCTTCTCCCGCTTCCTTGGTCAGTCTTTGATCTATAAAGGAAAGCATGGCTCTTGACGCAGTCTCGTATTCCTCTTTATTTCCTTTTCGTGCCTGATCCAATTGCTTTTTCAATTCCCGTATCTCTTCTTTCAGATTTTTAATAATCTCCTTCTTTTCTTCCTTTCCTGGAATACGGAACAAGGTCTCTCCCTGAGGAACAGACGGGATGGTACGTGAACTGCCTGAGAACTCACCAATTCCCAGTTTTGAACGCATGACGGTTTCCTTTGCCACATCAACAGGATAGTTTGACTGTTTCAGTCTGTTGTGGCTTTCATAAAGGATGTATCTCAGCTCATTGTCCGTCAGTTCAAATCCCAGATTCACTTTCGCTTTACGGAGCATGTCTATAAAGAAGGCTTTGATTCGTGTCCACAAGGACTGCTCCGCAAAGGTAGCCGGTCCGCGTTCGGACAGGTCTGCCATATATTCTTCAGTTGCTGTACGGATGGATATGTTCTCATTTTCCGCCATCCGGTTGATGGCCTGTCTGATTGATGGTGCGGCATTGTTGTATACATTGTCAAGGAAGGTATCGAAGTCCTTTCCGAACAGCTCACGCAATCCCTTATGTGCCACCACCTCATGGAATATAGTCGCCTGTGCGTCCTCCACGGATGTTGTGTTTGGCATATATAGATATACCTTGTTCTCCTTTGGTGAGTACCATCCTTTGATATTGGCTCCTGATTCGATACGTCTGCGCGCCTCGCCTTGTGGTAGCTGGTCTTCGGAAGTGATTTTTTCTATAGGTGTATGAAGAGACTCAGAAAGTTCATTCACTGCTGTATTCATGGGAGCAGACACAGAAGCATAAGCCTCCAAAGCGTCGTTTATAAATATCTGGTCTTCTCGTGCTACATCTTCCGTTTCCGAAGCAAGAGTATTGCGGCGTTTCTCAGGTGTCATATTCATACGGGATTGTACATTACGTGCTTCAACTTCACCTGATAGTTCATTGTATCTGTCGTTTTCTCCACCAAGTCCAAATTTTTCAATAAGAGATTGATACTCATTATAAGCATCCTCATATCCTTCTTTATCATAACCCCGCACCCAAAGATTGAATCCCTTATCAAAAGCATTACGGCTGGGGATAAAGCCATCCCCAAACTCGAATCCATCTGAGTGATATTCATTTACCAAAGCATTATAAACATCCATCTGTGAAGCGTCTTCTCCAAGTTCCTCACGCTTGTCAGCAAACTCTTCAATCATAGACCAGGCATCGCGCTTTTCTTTTAATGCGTCAAGGTGTTTTCTATAAGTCATACTGTTTCCACCACGGGCGAATCCTTCAATTGATTGTACGGCATGCTGTACCTCATGCGCTAAGATATTACGGAAATCCGCCCTGTCTAGGACAGACTCATTCACACGTATCAAGTTTTGGCTTCCATAATAAGTTGCTCCTGTATTGCTTGTAGGGGTGTTGTATATCTCCACGCGTATCTGCTTCAATTCCGGATACGCCTTAAACAAATTCTCATCCTTCACATAATCGTCAAGATAACGCACGTCATTCGCTTCGTATGTGTCGCGAAGTTCTTCTGCTCTTTCCGATAGTTCATCAAAACGGGCTGCCTCTTCTTCCGTCAGCTCTACTCCATCAAACAGTTTGTCACTTAGCGCATCATACTCTTTGCCCCATGACAGGTTGGACCAAAGTCTGTTTCTTCGCGCAAGTCCTTTCGGATCAATCTCAAAATCCTCCACTTCATATCTCCATTTTCCGTCAGCCCCACGTTCCCAACCTGTGGCCTGCTTGATTTTCCTAGCATTTTCTTTTTCATTTGTTTGGAGAAGAGAAACTAATTTCTTATCTTTGATATTGGAAATAGGAGCAGTTTGTATTTCCCCTCTATTCGTCGGACGATTCCGATCTTCTGTTCCAGCATCGGGCGTTGAAGACAATTCAGTCGAGGAGGAAGGATTTATTAGGGCAAGTTCATTTATGAGTTTGCCCTTTTCTATGTGTGTGAGTTTGTGGTCATAATAACGGTTCCCGTCTTTTTCTTCTGCTTCTACCATACGGACTGTATAATCTTCACTGCCAATTTTCAACCCACATATATAATAATGATAAGCCACTACATTGGGATTTTTCTGTACGTCTTGGTTTTCAGAACTATCTATATATATAGCGTTTTCTATAATTGAAGGAATGGCTGCCACACTCTTGATTTGTACAGTGTCGTTAAGCGTGTCATGCTGCAATATTTCTTTTAGACCACCGTTCTTGCGCCCTCTTTGTAATTGAATGGTTCTTCCTGTGTCTTTGTTTGTGTATTCTCCTTGTAACTTTTTCCCGTATTCCAATGCGTTTTTCTTATACTGTTTTAAATCATCGCTTGGCTCTATCTCTTTACCCGTAATTTCTACTGGTTCACTCTTCCGAAGCTTCTCAATGCGCCCTTTCTTCGTATTGAAAGCGGATTCCATCTCTCGTGCCACATTCAGGTTATCAAGGCGGGTAGTTGCTTCCTCTGCCTTATCCAGTTGGGATGCGCCTTTCTCTCCAATAAAACGATATCTTACATCCGCTTTTCTTGCATTGAATCGCTTGGAAGGAGGAATAACATTACCTTTGTCGTCACGGGTTACCAGGTCATTCAGTTTTCGGTTGTTTTTTGTATTCTTGTAGCGGTAATCGCTCCTGTCATCATATCCCCATTCGTTGATATCATTTCCGTCCCAATATAGATTTTCGGCTGGTACTTCTTCCTTCATAATTCTGTAATTGCCGTTTAAGGCATGTTCTCCATGAACTTTTACATAGGATTCAGACAGGGAAAACCAGTCACCGTTTCTTACCTTTCCTTCTTTCAATGATTTTGGAACGGCACGATAGATGGTAACGGTCGGTTTTTCTCCTTTGTCAATGGCAGACAATGCTTCATTGATTGCGGCGGCACTTTCATTTTTGTATTGATCCCTGTTCATGCGAAGCTGCTCATTTAAGGATTCGCGTATCTGATCTTTGTTTGCGGCAATGTCAACCATGTTTTTATCAATACCTTCCTCATCATAAGAGGGGGCGCGGTGTGCCATTCTGAATTCATCGGCGGAAACATAACCGTTTCTTCGTGCGGATTCGTTTATGATGTCACGCATACGGGCTTTATTATTTTCTTCCATAGCCTTGAAATAAGCCTCATCCATCTCTTCATCCGTCATCAGTTCAAATTCCTTTAGACGCTTCTTTTCCGATTCGGCTTCTTCCTCCGCACGTTTACGGGCGGCTTCCATCATGTTACGGGCTTTCATTTCCTCTTGCACGTATTCATCTCTCAAGGCATCCACATCACCGAACTTTTCATACAGCTCTTTTTTGATCGGAGAAAAAACTTTTACGAATTGCCCTAATGACAGGTTGGAGTTCTGGAGACGCACATTTCTGCTGATTGATTTGAAAGCATAACTTGCGCCACCCAGATTTTTCATTTTCATGGATTGTGCGTACTTTTTTACATCGGCTTCATCAAGGTTGTGCTTGTTGGCGAAAGAACTTATTTCCTCATTTCCAACCTCGCGAAACCGGATGTCACTGCCTTCGGAAGTAAGTATCTCATTGCTTTCGTCATTCATTGCGCGTAAGCCGGAATATTCGGCTTCAAGTTCCTGCTGTTCCTGGTTCAGTTCCTGTTGCTCGGAGAAAACAGCGTCTCTCTCAACGGAGTCATTTCCGGCTTCTACCAGAATATCCTCCAGTTCTATCTTCCTGTCCTCTATTTCGGCCAGTCTTGTTTCTATGTCCTTCATTCTGTCCGCATTGGCGGATTCTATGGAAGGTGCAAGTTGCACAGGATTCACGCTCTTGTACTCAGAGAACGGCTTTGTCTTTTTTACAGAAGAATCAATCCATTTATAGAACTCATCCTTCGTTACTTCTGTAATGGTACTTATTCGGTTCTCCCAATCGGGAGAATAGTTTGCAAGATAAGAGGAACGTGCTTCATCCATAGACGGAAAACCGTACATTACCTTACTTTCGTCAAATTCACCCTTTTCATTGAGCTGGTCTACTACAAACACATTTCCTTCGGACGGATTGTCTGACAGGAAGATGTCTATATGGTCACCGTCCACGGCTTTCGTGCCACGGATATAACCGTAGTCGTTGTTCATGGTAATGCTCCATTCCTGCCCGTTGGCATCCTTTCCGCTACGGACGGATCCTTTCGGATTTTCTATGGTAATATCATATCCATCAAGTTTAATGTGACCTTTCTTATAGTTCCCGGCTTCCTTCTGCGCTTCAGTAGGAGAGGTGTCGACCATTTCGCGTGCTTCCGCGATATGGTCTAGGAGTTTGTTTGTGGATGTGTTATCTTGTACATTGTCATTCTGAGGATGCAGTCCTTCATCAGTCTGTCCTTCCATTTGTCCGGATTTTCCTTGATATCCTTCAGTTCCGACGGCATGAACAGGTTTTTCTCCTTGCAGAACCGCATCGCCTCTTTCGCGTGTGCCAAATATTCCTCCTTGCTCATCGCTTTTACGCGTTCCGATTCCTTCGTCAGTTGGATTCTCTCTTCTGTTGTCATATTCTTGTTGCTTTATTATTTTATCGGCAAATGTATTATAAAATTCAGACTTTTCCTCATTCGAATAGACATTTGATTCAGAAAAGGCCTCATCATTAACCCATGCTTCATATTCATCCGGAGACATGTGGTATTGTTCTTGGTAGAATTGTTCTTTCAGTTCATCCTCATATTCTTTTTCCGCATCTATGGCGCGTTGCGCTTCTGCGGTTCTGTTGTTTCTTATCATATTGCTGATATCACCAAAAGTTCGGCTTTGTTGTAGAACGGATAGGATCGCGTTTGTGCCGGCCATGCCGGTATTGTCATTTTCCAGTCCTTCTTTCGCCACTATTGCCGGATAACTTTCATGGGCGATGCTTATCAGTCTGTCTCCGGCTTCTTCTACGGTCATACCCCCCTTCTCTTTTTTTCTGAAGATGGAAAGAAATGGCGTCAGGTCTTTGTGACTTAAGCCAGTCATGTTTCTGACACTTCTTTCTCCTGTCATTTGCAGGAATAGGGATTTTCCCAGTACCAAGGATGCAAGCTCTTCCAAAGTTTCCGGCTCGGTACGTGACAGAATTTCCTGAACAAGAGGATTTTCCGAAAGCTCCGTATCCGTTATTGACTCAGATATTTTCGCAGCAGGCTTCTGAATACTATTTTTCCTGCCAGTGTCCGGAATTCCCTCTGGTCCCATGCGTTCTTCACCTGTTCCCTTAGCTTCGGGTCTCTTCTCAGTTCCTCTTTCTTTGCCTTGTTCGCTTGTTTCTGAAACTGGTACGGGCTCATTTGTGTCATTTCCATTCGTGCCAGTCTTACTGCTTTCTGATATTCCATTTGTTTGGTTATTATTAGTTTCTGTTATGGGTATGACAGAGTTGTAGAAGTTCTTTATTTCTTCATTCTCCGCTTTTGCTTCTCTAATAGCGTCCCTTATCTCATTTCTTTTTCCCCGTGTGGCGGATGACAGGGATTCATTCAATTTAGCTATCTGTGCATCACTCGCCTCTATATCCTTTCTCAAGTCATCCAGAGCGGTTTCAAGTGATTCTGTCAGATTTGTGTATTGGAATGACTGCTGTGGCGTCAGAGATTCATAATCAATGCTTCCGTCCTTCTTTTTAGGAAAGGAGGATATAAGTTTGTCCAGTTCGGATTTTTCGTAAGTCGGACTCTCTGTGCTTTCCTGCAATGGTTGGTTTCCCATCTCTTTTCCTTCAGGAGCGGTTTCATTTGTTGAACTCTTGGATTTTTTCACCCAATCGGTGTACTCTTGGACGGGAACCGCACCTAACTGGTATGCTTCATTTTCCAATATATTCATTGATACCTCATCGCTTTTGACCTCATTGTACTCATCGGTTGGAACGACAAACATACCTCCGATTTCCTCATCAAAACCGATAATGGTCATACTTTCTCCTTCTGGAGTGATATAGGAGGCGCCGATTTCCGGAGCCGCTTCCGCATCATCTTTTCTTTGTGCGTCAAATAGCGACTGTTTGTATTTGAAATATTGCTCTTCTGTCACGAGTACGGAACCTGTTTCATTACCGTTGTTGTCTATGATCTTCCCGGACCATCCGCCGGGAACTTCCTCATCAAGTACTATCTCTTTGCCTCCTGTATATATCTTGTCACCTTTTTCGGGTTGTAATGCAAGTACTTCCGGACTGAATTTCCGAATTAACTCTTCCTGTCTTCTATTTTCATCCTCTTGTGCGTATTCAGTCCGTATTCCGGCTTTGTCCACATTGTCTTTCATGGCCCGGAGTTGTTCATCGCTGACAGAAACCGGCTCCCGACTTCCTTCCATGAGTACGGACCAATTGCCCATTGTATCCTGACCAACAACAGAAATGCCGGTCACTGTGCCATTATCATCCGCTATGCTGAATGTCTGTCCTGCGGATATGGGCTGTGCTTCCATGATTGCGGCATCGGCGTTGTATGCGCCAAGCATTTGTTCAAGAACTTGATCCCGTCCGACCATTGAGATCTCTGTGTCTGCATTGATTCTTACAGTCTTGACATTATTCTCATCAAATGAGGCGAATATCGGACCTTCTGGACCGTTTTCCAATGGCACTACCATGAGTGTGCCTGTTTCTCCGGGTTGCCCAGTGGCATCTATACCATTTATGACAACTCCGTAACTGTGCTCCTTGTCTCCGAATCTTCCTAACGGAATAGTGACAACTTGTCCTTGGGGAGACATTTGCTGGACTTTGACAGCCGCCTGTTCATATTCGGAAGCATGAGCCTCATCCAATGCGTCCTCAACTGCGTCATGACGGTCTTTCTGCCGTAGGTAGTCCGTAGCCAGACGTTTGGTCTCTTCGTCCATGACATCCAGCATTTCTGCACGTTGGGCGTCATTGGCACCGGCAAGCGCATCTATGGCTTCATCATCCAGTACGGATGAAAGGCGTTCACGGGAAACTTCCTCACGGAGTACTGTCGTGCGCATGGCTACTGGATCATGAGTTGTATAGATATCCGTTCCCTCTTCTTGTGCTGCCGTGCGCTTCTCGGACTCCTCACGAGTCTGCTCTCCTGCAATGTCCTCCATGGCATTGTTCTTCGCAATGTCAAACGCATATTCTATCTCGGCCTTTTTCTCTTTCTTGCTGAGGCTACCGTCATTCATGGTTTCTTTGATGAAAATCCTTATGTCGTCATTGCCACGTTCTTTTGACATACGTTCCAGTTCGGACAGTTTCTCCTGTTGTTCTTTGGTCATGTTTCCGAAAGCCGCATTCATCTTCTGGCGGTGTCTTACCCTTTCAGCCCCCATGCTTCCAAGTCCTAATAAGCCGAAAGCGACGGAAGTGGGAGCCAGTCCAAGGAATGTGTCTATATTGTTGTCAAGGTCTGTGGCTTCTTCCAAGGTCATTTCACCTAACGGGACATTTGCAAGATTATTATACACCTCTTCCATATATTCTTCGGGTAGCCCGTGGAACTGCGCTTTTTTTGCGGCTTCTTTGAAAGTAGGGTTGTCCTTTATCTCCCTGTATAGCTTACCGGCCCTGCTGTTCGTTATATATTTCATGAATTCACTTGCGCCACCGGGAACGGTCTCTTCCACATTCTTCCATATTCCTTTGCCCAGTCCTTTGAATGCGTTGAAAATCATCTCGGATTGGTTCTCAAGAAAAGTGGAAGCGATTGATTTGCCGATGGCTTTACCCATATCCATTCCTCCTTCACGTCCTCCATAAGTCAAGTTTCCATCCTTGTCAACATCAAACAGAATATTCCCCATCATTCTGTCTTGTGCTCCTGCGGTGACACGCGCCAGTCCTGTTGTTCCTTCCATTCCTGCTGCGGCCAAAGCGTCTCCGGCAAGACGTGCCCCCATTTTTGACATTCCTTTTTTCATGGCGGACGCGCCGAATTTCTTCATACCGTATTTTAGAATGCTTTTGGCTATTCCCTCACCTGCCGCCGATATCGGGTTTATGGCGAATTCCAGCATGAACGGGATACTGGCTCCTGTGGTTTGTCCAGCCTTGTATCCTCTTCCCAAATCGGAGGAATAATAGGCGTTGACCGCCATGTTGGTGACAGCGGCGTCAAGCAACTTCTCTTCAGAAGGTGATAGCTTTTCTCCTTTATCCGCTTTCTCCACCACATTTTTCAGACGGATGCCGCCTATCATGTCGGATATGCCTAAAGTCCATTGTTTGGGATCAAATGCGGTATCGGCGAAACCACGCGCTAGACCGCTAAAAAAGTTTGTTTTTCCTTTCTTCCCGGCTTCCTCTATAATATTGTTCGATTCATCAATAAGGTCTTTCGCCCCTTCCAGATAAGTCCTTTCTCCTCGGTACTGTGCTAATGTAGGATCTTCCCTTGTATTCATTCTGGCATTCACCATCGCATTACCGGAATCGTTTCTTAGTATTTTCTTTTGTTTGGTAATCTTTTCCTCTATGTCATCAAGGTCTTTGTTTACTTCATTGGTCAGGGTGCTAAGATGGGAGCCTACGCTCTTTTTGACAAATCCGGCAAGATCACGCTTCATGTCTGTACCGTAACGTGAAGTTATCTCTTTATTGTATACGTCCTGATATGATTCCAATTCCTTGCTAATGACCTCTCCGTAGGTCTTCTGAAACGCTTCGTTTGCTTTTTGGTTAAGTTCGTTCCCTTTATATTGTTGTGACAGCTTCCTGTATTCGTCTGAGGCAAGAAACCGGTTGGCATATTTGTCTTGAATCTCCTTCTGTATTCCGGCCATTTCTTCCGAAAGCTGTCTTCCTCTTTCTGTCAGGGCAAACCTGTCACGATAGTTGTTATATACATCATTCATGGACGATATGGAACGCGGGGTATATTCCTTGTCCAAGCGGCTTTCTTCTTCAACCGTAAATAGTTTGTCCAATTTTCCTTTGTCCATATCTACTTTCAATCTTTCTCCCAAATTTATCGGAGAAAATTGATATCTAGCTGAAACCTCCGCCTTGTCTGACTCCATTTGCGATGTGGAGGGGGGGATAAACTGAAAGTTGTCTTTTGAATGCACTTGTTCACGTAAGCCGGGACGTGTGCTGGGATTATAGTTTCTCATATCAAAAATCCTGTCCGCTTCCTCCTGTGTTCCGACACCACCTGAATATGTTCTTGAAACAGGGTCATATTCGTTGCCTGTTTGAAAGTAATCAGACTTTGGAGTTTGAGGGGTGTTGTTAGGTTGCTGTATTTGTACAGAGGAATCAACTGGTTGCATGAATTGATTAAAGTCCTCATATGAGTCAGAGTATCCGGTCTTATCCTTTAATACGTCATATACTTTCTTTCTGGCTGTATTATTATCTTGCATGATTCATGTTATTTTAGTGACCAACTATTATTCCCCTTCAATGACCATGATTTGTTTTCCGGTTTTGAAGAGGGATTGAACGCTTCTCCGCTTTCCACTTTTTGCTGTTTCCCATAAATGGAGAGAATATAATCTCTCATGCCTTTTATGGATTTGGGGCGTTTATCCGCTTCAAGGCCAAATGTTTTTTCCAAATCGTTATACATTAGTGCGACATCTTCATTTTTATTCAGGTTATAGGCTCTTGTACTGCCGGAAAAGCCTTTTTTCCCACTTATGCGATATGAAGGATATTTATTTTTTTTGCCATTTTGCTTTTGAGAATCATTATCTATTCTCATTAGACTGATTCCCTCTGTGGCTTTATTATGTCTTTCGATTTCCGCCTGTTTAGCGGCGTTTTCTTCCGCCTTACGTTTGGATTCTGCCGCTTTTGCAGCCTGCTCGGTTTCAAACTTATATGTGTTCCAGTTGTATTCCCGTTCTGCTGCTGCTTGTTGTGCCTTCCATCGGTCTTGGCGGGCCTTCTCTACATCTATTCTCGCTTGCTCGGCCCTGTCACGTGCGATCGCTCCGATATAGTCCTGATAATTCTGACGTGACAGATTGTCCCTGTATTGGCGTATTCTGTCAATACGTGCTTGGCCTTCACGTCCGGCTCCTGAAAGATTCATTGACGGATTGCCTCTTCGTGTCCTTACCACATTCACCAGATTGGCCAGAACACTTCCTACAGTATTGATGCTCTCGGCGGCACGTAAACGTCTTTCGGCGTTAATCCTGTCCTCCTCGCTTTGTAACGGGTCCCTTCCTCTCAAGGCTTCTGCAAGTTCGGTGTAAGATAATCCCTCTTGTCCTTTTTGCTTGCGATAAGAAGCCACTCCTGACAGGTATGCGGCCGGTGACAGCTGGGGATGAGCCGCATAGGCTTCTTGTGCGCTCATTTCCTGCCACGGCTTTTCTGTACCAGGAAGCTGGACGGGAAGCTTGTCCGCATTTTCCCGTTCTTGAACGGTATTGACTGTAGACACACTCGTCGCAGGTTTTTGAACAGCCACCGTGGGACGTAACGGCAACTGTTCCCGTGCGTTTTCCTCAGCTTGTCTCGCCACAGACTCATCATGGATCTGCCGCTCTTCCTCCGGATTGACAATGCCGGCAGCTTCTTTTCTTTTTTGATAATTGGTATATCTGTCCGTAACTGCCATACCTGCTATTTCTTTTTAGTGATTTGACTGGCTACAGCACCGCCTATGGGGCCACCGAAAACAGTGGCCGCAGCCGTTATACCTGTATTGAGAAGACCTCCTAATGCCGATGATTCCTGTTGGGCCTGTTGTTGTTTCACATTATTGATAGCCTCCGTATATGATCGGTTTGCATCCAGATAATTTTTCATGGCCTGATCTTTTTTGGCAGTGGCGGTTGAGGCTATTCCGGCCGTAATATTTTCAAGTGACTGGTTGGCTCCCTGCTTCTGCAAGGCAACGCTCTCATCTGTAGCACCTGTTACAGCGGCGCTTCCTGCTGTCCGTTTGTTGTTTGCCATCAGCAGTTCTCTGGCTTGACGCAGAGCCGCCTGATTCGCACTGTCCTGAAGAGGATCAGCGTAAGCCTGTTCCTGATAATAGTTCATTTCAAGATCCTTCGCCTTTTGAAGATCTTTGATTGATTCCTTATAGGCTTTATTGCCGCCTAGAACACTGGATAAAAGTCCCATAAATCGTAAATTGCACTTTATTATTTAATATCAAAAGTAATCAGTTACATTTGTATCATGTTGATATAATGCAAGACGGAAGTATATTGTATAAGGAAGGGGACAAGGTGGCTCTTGATGGAACCTCATGGAAAGGCACGGTTGTCAAAGTTGAGTCGGACGATAATATATGCGTGGAACTTGACAATGGGATTACCATGTTTGCCCGTCCGGAATTATTGCATCTTTGCACTAAGGAAAACACAAAGCCTCTTCATGATGAAAATGGTAAATTTACAATAGGACATCCAAAGGTGGGGGGAGTTAAAAAAGGATATAGGACTGTCCGTCATTATCGAAACAAGCTTATGGAGCAACTGGCTCCGTTTATTGAGAGTATGGGAGAGATAATAGAGGCTATTGATGATCCTAGTGATAAAGTGCTTGCTGTTTCCCGAATTATCAAATATGCCATGCCGTCTCTTTCGTCCGTAGACTTTAAAGAAAACGCAAAACGAGATCTTTCAGCGGAGCAGAAGATAGCCCAGCTCAATGCAAGGTACAGAAACTTGCCTGATCCGACTGTCGATGAAGAAGGAGAGGAAGGGCATGAAGACTGACAATATTGGTGTATATTTTGGAATTTGGATAACCATTGTATTACAGTTGTCATATTAATTTGTGTTATGTAATAATCGTAATACATTTAATATATGGCAGAAATAATCAATTTTAGACCGACTCCGGATGTGGCGCAGATGATAGAGAGTCAGAAAGCAAAAGGCGTCAATATCAGTCGTTGGATTAATAATCTTCTTATAGGTGCGGATAAACAGGCCGACAGCTTGAATTTGCAGATTTATACAATACCTGAAGACGGGATAAACCTGTATGACAGTACAAAGTTAGCTATTGATCAGATGATATCACTTCATTCGCTCCCATTCAGCCGGTTGAGCATATCCAGGTACAGGGAGGCCAATGATATTATAAAACAAGCAGGCATGGATTATTATCGCTTTAAAATAGACGAAGATAACTATATCTCGATAATAGCGGTGAACAGGGAAGAGGCTTCTGTGGAATTTTCCCGATATTATATGAAATCTGAAAACAAGGAATATGTCCGAACATCCGTACCATTACCTGTTTACAGGTTTGATGTCAAGAATAAGGTGGTAATCATTATAGCAAGCGAATAATGGAAATATGTAAGACAGATACAGTACGATTGCTCAGACTATTAAAAGAAGCGGCATTAATAATTGAAGACAATTGTAGAGGCATACGTTCGCTAGATAAGGCCAGACAGTTGCGACAGATGGCAAAGAAAATTCAACGAAAAAAATAATTCAAAATAAACTAAATATGAATAAGATAGAAAAATTGGCTGGAGAATATAACGCCACCTTTGCTCGACTGGCAGTAATAGAAAGTGAATAGATGATATTGCGAAGGATTGGCAATTACCACGCTATGAATTAGTAAAGAAAGTGTTGGAGGAATTAAACAAGGAATGTCAACTGTGAATAGAATGGCATATTTCGGAACGTGTGGATGCCCAGGTCATTATTTTAAAGCTATTTCTGGAGAATTTACTCAAGAAGAGATATATGGGTTTGAACGCATAGATCAAAATGACAAATTTGATATATTATTCAATAATAAATACTGTTTCAAGTTTTTTGCATACATGCATTTCGGATGCTTAGCTTTTAATGCAAGCCCGGATGATCATAGATATGGAAGTAAGACTGTTTTTTTTGTTGAAGGAGCTAAAACGGAAAATGAAGTATTGAATGCCTTAAAAGATGCTCCCTTTGTGAAAACACAGTTTTATAAATTAGCAGAAATGTATAATATAGAAATACCTAAAAAGAATAATTATGGATGATGTAAAATTATCATTAAGACAAATAGAAAAAATGGAACATGCTATAGGGTTTGATCGTGGTAAAATAAAAAGAAATAGATATAATGCTTATCGTAACCGATTTGTGGTAAACAACCCTGATAAGGACTGGGAAGAACTGGTATCTATCGGATATGCAGAAAAGCGACAGTTTGAGATTGAAAAACAAATTGGGTACTACGTTTCTAAACTTGGAATGAAATATTTAGGGGTATTGTTTGGATGTATAATAATAGAAGAATAACCATGACCGAAGAATTTGTAACACTAGAAACAGCGAAGCTGCTGAAAGAGAAAGGATTTAGGGAAGATTGTATGGCTTTTTATACAAAAGATGGTTTATTTAATTGCAATTCCTATATAAACACAAATGTATTAAAACTCCCCGCCCCTACACAATCTCTCGCCCAGAAGTGGCTTCGTGAAACCAAGAACCTGCATATCGAAATGTCATATATGTATGGAGATTATTGGATATATGATATACTAACTATTCCGAATCATGATTTAGTGGGATTAGCTGACAGACCTATTGTCCATTATAATACCTACGAAGAAGCACTTGAAGACGGAATAAAGGAAGCGTTGATATTGATATGAAAATGAGCCCTATAGTAAATGATGCTTATAGACTTAGGAAGCTTTTAGAAAAAGCAACAGGACTTAAAGTCTATAAGTCAGACTTGCTGACCAATTATTTCAATACCTATTTAAGTATAGTGCAAGAGTATAAAAACGAAACCAATGCGCATATAACAGTCGCACAAGGCAGTTGGTCAATTGAAGACGGTGGAGAGTATAAAATTTCGCTTTATACTCCTACGATCATTATTTTAAATAAAAAAATGATAAATGTAAATTTTGTAAGAGATATAGCTTATAAAATCGTGGAAGCGTTAAATAATGAATTTGGCGAAGGCAATTGGAATACATGTAATGAGGAACAGAAACGTTGGCTACCCATGTCTCGAAATTCATTCTATTTGCAAATCCCGAATTTTGAGAAGTATTAGTTAGAAAACAACGAAAACATTTCTTGCTTGGTTAAATAACTGTAATTAAAGAGGGGGAAGGCGTTCATATTGTCTTTTTCCTCTTTAATTTTGTCGTGAATTAAAATATTAATCGCAATGCGATAGCCAATGACAATCTAGGGTTTGTCAAAGGGTTTGTCGGCGTTTTTTTTGACATGCGTGATAATTGCTTGTAAATCAGTTATAAAAAGTGATTGTACTTGTAGCCCTTCTAAGGCGTGGGTCTTGCGTTCGAATCGCAACGGAATCACTATTAACATCCGGTAACAGTTAAATGTTATCGGATTTTTCTTTTAAATAGCTGATATTAAACGTTTTACTTTCGCCCCGTTTAACTTTTAATAACTTGCCTGTGTAGGCATATTTGTAGGCATATCCCCTCTACAGGCATAAAATAGGCATATAAAAATGACGGCAATAAGAGTTGTAAGACAAGGCAAAAAAGGCAAAACCGACCGGCTCCCCCTGTATGTGGAATTTTATATCAACCGCGAGAAAATAAGGATCGCGGTAAGGTTAAGTGTCACGTCCAAAGAATGGGACGAGCAAAACGAAGTGATAAAAGGCCGGGACAAAGAGAGTAAAGACAAAAATTTAATCATCTCAAACATCCGGTCACGTGTAAGCGACATATTTGTTCGTGCCCGTCTTAAAAATGAGACGCTGACAAAAGAAAGTTTCTTCCGCCAGTACAACAATCCTTCGGATTTTGGTACTTTCTTTGATTTTGCACGGGTTTACCTCAAACAAATTAGCAAAACAATTTCTTTCGGTACCTGGAAACATCACGTTTCTATCATCAAGAAACTGGAAACATTCGCCCCCGGCCTTGTATTTTCAGAGATTACCCATGAATTTCTCCTGTCTTTCTTTGCATATCTTCGCAAAATAGGTAACATGGATTCTACGGCATGGCGTAACATGGCTACTATCAAAATATATGTAGGTGCCGCCATACGCGGCGGTTATATGGACCAGGACCCGTTCGCGGCCATAAAGATACGTCGCCCCAAAAGTGAAGTTATATACCTGACGGAAGAAGAACTCCTCCGTCTGACCGCCTTGTACCGGTCCGGCCGCCTGGAAGAATGTACCCAGAACGTACTCCGTTTTTTTCTGTTTCTTTGTTTTACTTCTTTGCATATAGGCGATGCAAAAGCATTGCAGATAAACCAGTTCATAGGGAATGAACTACACTACACACGAGGTAAGACCAAAATACCGGTAACTGTACCCTTATCGGACCCGGCACGTTATATTTATGAATATTACCGGGCCGGACGTACAAAAGGTAACTTGTTTATGAACCTTCCCACGGATCAGGATATAAACCGGGTATTGAAAACAATAGCCGGTAAAGTAGGAATAACAAAGGATATCAGTTCAAAGACCGGGCGGCATACATTCGCTACCTTGTATTATAAGAAAACACATGATATCGTAACGCTATCCCACCTTTTGGGACATAGTTCTATAACTATGACAATGGTTTACGCACATGCTCTGGAAGATGAACGCGAAGCGGGAATACACGCCTTTGATGATATGTTATAACTAAAAGAGTGAAGGGGAAACGTGTTTCCCGCTTCCCCCTTCGCTTTTCTACTCCAACGTATAAACGCTCCAGTCTATCGCCTTTTTAAGTGCCCAGCCTTCCTTTTGTGTCTCCTGTATATGTTTCACGGCACCGGTGTAAAACTCTTGTAGTTGCTGCATACTTGCAAACTCGTAAAACGTCGGGTTGTCTTCTTCCCCGAGCTTGAAAGTAACAGGAAGGTTTTCCCCGCCTGTCTGCAAGGCAAGATCGTACGCCGTCTTATAATTCATCTGGTTCTCCATGGAAAGCCAGACTTTCAGGCCGTTCCATACGTACCCGCTTTCGATCGTGTCGGTTATCTTCCGGTTATACCATTCATTAATAACCGCCTTGATTTCTGCCAGTGCGGGTAGATGATCGAACGTCTCTTCCATGTAACTACGTTGCACTCCTTCGGGTGTCTCTGTTTCCTGGTAATCCCACGTAATACGCCAGATTCCCCGGCGGCGGTTGGTGCATCTTACCGGTTCCGCCTTGCTGTCTGCATAAATCCGTATCATTTCAAGTAAAATGTATAATTATCAATCCTTTTTCACTTACTTCACCTTCGCAATGTGCTTCAAAAGGCAGTTCTCCGTCTCTTGCCGCTGATTCACAAATGAAAAGGGTTTCCTCCAGGCTGGTAAAATACTTTCTCTCCTTGCCGTCGAGTTCCAGCTTTATAACAGTCCGGTTTCCGTTTTTCGTCGGAACGTCCTTTTCATAATCAAGTACGATCACATCCTTGTTCATCAGTTCGGGCGACTTGATCCTTGCCCCGGTAAATCGTTTCCGTCCGTCTTTAGGCTTGTACTTGTAGCCCAGATCTTTTAATTTTTTCATTTTCTTTCCTGTTAGTTTATAAAATAAGTTCTTGCAATCGGCATGTTTTGTAAGCCCGTAAAATGAGGCGGTTAACTCCTGCCTGCGTTTCTTGCTTTTAATCTTGTGCATCTTGCGGGCGAACTTCTGTTTGTTACGCTTCCTTAACCGTACATGATCCGGGCGGGTTACATATCCCAGAAAGTCGATACCTTCGGTGATCGGGAAAACGGTATCATTGCTTTTAATCTCCAGGCGGGCTTTCCGGGTCTGTTCATGAATGATATCCCTAACCTTCCAAAGGTATTTCTTACTACCGGAAAGCACCAGACCGTCGTCACAATACCGGTAATAGTGTGCTACTGCCTCCTGATCCTTTAACCGGTGATCCAGGTAAATGGATAGAAGCAAATTACAAAGCCCCTGTGATGATCTTAGCCCGATACTTACGCCTTTAGGCATCATGCGGATGCACTCTTCCAGGATTCCGATTAATATTTTATCCTTGAACATCTTTTTCACTGCATCCAGCAAAATGTCCTGGTCTACGCTTTCATAGAATTTCGTTATATCGAACTGGTACCCGAACAGGGTTCCTTCGGGATCATCCTTTATATCTTTAACGATATACTGTAAAAGGTCATGCGTTCCCCTGTTTTTAATGGATGCGGAAGTAGTCCGGATAAAACGTACTTTCAAATGCCGGTCCACCACATTCATAACAGCGTTAAGAACGATCCTGTCCTCCAGGGAAACCGATTGTACGGTCCTTACCTTCGGCCCGTCGTCTACGGTCATTTCCCGATATCCTCCGAGCTTGAACCGCCCACTCCTGATCCGCTGCCTGATCCTCTCTACTGCCTTCGGGACATCCGCCAGTATTCTACGCCCGGCAAAGCTGCGCTTTCGTCTTCTTTTGCGCAATACCGTTTTTATGGCGTCCTCTATATTGGAGTCCTCGACAATCTCTTCTATAATATTATCTTCTCTCCACATGATAATTAAATTAGCCTTCAATTCCCCGGGCCGGGCTTCTTCGAAAAAAATTCCTACCAAACCCCATTGCCCTGCGCTTTATTTTTCCCCTTTCCAGCCGTAAACGGCTGCTGTTGGCGAGGCTCATTCCTCTTGGCTCCACGCCGGGGACACGTCCCCACTGTTGTACGCCAATCTTTAAGGCTTATGCGCTTTTTCTTTATCCTAATTGTTTGCAAGCCGAACGCCGATGTTCGCATTCGTGTTCGATGAATCGTTATTCGCGTTCGCATACGAAACACCGCCTAACGCGTTCGCGTTGTTGTTCGACCGATACACCACACGAGTGTATATGAGGAAATCCGCCTTTGTACTTTCAGGAAGCACCGGCACCCGTCTTACTTCCGGACGCCTGCGCTACCCGCACAACGTTTTACGTTGCTATTTTTTATCTTAATCTGCCTGATTTATGGCTTTAAAGGCCGCGACGCTACCCGCCCAGCGTATGATGCCCCTGAAGGCAAGCCGAACGCCGATGTCCGCACTCGTGCTCGATGAATCGAAACTCGCGCTCGCACACGAAACACCGCCCAACGCGCTCGCGTAGTTGTACGACCGATACACCACACGAGAAAGCCCGGTACCCACATAGAACCTGTCGAACCAATGAGAGGAAGTGGAACCGCCTTCCTTGGCCGCAATCAAATCCATATACCGGCCCCAAACCATGTGGGTAGGATAAATATCCGCATTATAAACAGTAATTCCCTGTACAACGCGTTCCGTTCCGTCCGGCATGGTAATAAACCACCTTCCGTCCGCCGCCGTCTTGTTTACTGTGACATACTGCAACCATTCCGCCTTGTTTCCCTGGAAATTCTCATATCCCAGCACATTGACGGACTGATAATTTACACCGTCCCGGTAAGCACCTTCCGCCTGTGGATTGGAACCGCCCTTTTCCTTATAATAAGAAACCGTATCACGCATCCCCAGCGCATTTGTAAGGCCTGTCACTTTCTGGTAATTGTTTGTTCCATATCCGCAAACTCCCTGCGAATCGGTATTACCGTATTTAAAGAAATGCAGATTACCCACATCCTTGTGCATCTCCCAGTCGAACAGCTGGAAACCTTTGCCCCTGTTCTGGGCGTATTTGACTGCCTGGCTCTGTGAAATAGTTCCTACACTTGAAACACCACTGACAGAACGCAGCACATCATCAATCAGATAGGCTTCATAAACACCGCCCAGGCATTCCGTATGCTCTACCCAGTCCGGCTCGATCGCTTCCACACTTTCCGATGTTGTGAGTAAAACGAAATCGAAGGCCGCCGAATTAAGGAAAGTAAAGGCCAGTTTCGTAGCCCCTACAGGAACGGCACAAAACAGATACATACCATTGATAAAACCGTTCGCATTTGAAACGCTGATCCGACTTACTATTTTCCCGGCATCATCTATAAATACAGCACCGTAAAGAGTAGAAGCAAAACCGGGAAAACGAACCTGCTTGTAATCCCGGACGTCCACCAGGGCGAACGATCCGGATTCGTATTCATTCTTCGCCTCTTCAATGGTTGTGTAATCCGTATTCTTACGAATCCCGATCCCTTCCGTCACATCCAGTTCCTCGCGGGTAAATCTTATACTGGTGTACCCTGCTGCTGCCGGCGCATCCTCATTACTTGAAATAAAACCGTAAAGGCACTGATTCAGCACGTCCGTTACTCCCTTGTACCAGTAATGAGGCTCATATATGTAAACTTCACCTTCCGATCCGGTTAATACTGCATCCGTGGCGTTCTCCACGCTGTCACTATCCGCGTATTTATTTCGGTTCTCATCATGAAGCGGGTAACAGGTCATTTCACCCTCCGCCGTCTTTTTAGCCAGAATACAACGTCTTTTCGACAACACTTCCAATATATGGGAAGACGGGGTAAATTCAGTATTATAGTCATATCCGGTAGAGTTATCCAGATTCGTAATCTTTTCCCCGTCTCCTACCGTCTGATCTATTTTTATACCGACAAACTGCGGCTGAATGATATTCAGTTCCGGGAAATGTGCACAGGTGGCGGCGTACTCTTCATCCGACATGGACTGGGTGAGCCGGTACGTACCTACCAGGCGGCACGTCTGCACGTTTCCCCCGTCTTCATCAACGCCGCCCATTGTCATAAGCCTGCGAAGCAAATTACCGTTCCCGTCCATATCTATACCGGTAATTCGTAGATAGCTGGTCGCACTGCATTGCTGTAATAACGTGTTCCAGTCGATCAGGCTACAGTTATCAATCACAAGGCGCGTGATATTTGCCGTACCTTCCAGCTGCAGCCCTGCATTGGTTAGTTTGTTCAGGTACCGGAGTTCGAGCGTCTGCAAAGTTCCGGGAAGGACGCAAACGGCCAGAGGCGCACCGCCGGCAAATGTCACACCGGTAAGGGATGTATCACCGGCCAGGAAGGTTTCAAGTTTGGTATTACTTGAAAGGTCCATACCGGTAAAGGAAGAAGATTTAAGTCCGGATATGTCGAGTTTTCGAAGATTACGGCAATTACCCACCAGAAGGGCGTTAAATGTCGTCTGTCCGGCCTCACAACTAACATTCAGATCACGCAAGGCCGTGCAGTTGTTCAGGTTCAACGTGCCGACAATGGCGTGGCTTACATCCGTCAGATCAAGCCCGCGAATACGGCTTGCACCGTAGAAATATTGCGGATCGTTTACAATCAAATCCGTGTCCATTGTCAGTTCCACCACACTACCGGCCATTTCTGCAAGTACCGCGCTTTGGTGCGGTGTTCCGGACGTGTACCCGTACCCGTAATAATACCGTTCGGAGGCCGTAATCCGAATTTTCCGGTTATCACTGCCGAACTTATACCCGAAATAAGCCGCGAAGCTGTCACGGCGGTAAGTACCGGCCACGTACTGACTGTCCAGAAGGGCAAAACGGTTCTGAATGGTATAAGTACGGTGTGCGTAACGGCTGCCCTGCAAGGCATACAGATAATTATAATAACTGGTTCCGCTGCTGGTTGTCACCCCTTCGGTAAGCGGAAGGATATATTTATATTCCGAATCCTTGTTATAAATCCGCTCGCACCAGTTACCCATTTGCTCCTCGTTAAATACTTGCAGAACATATTCAAGGCTCATATTGCTACGCAAGGTTTCCGCTACTTCACGCAATTTGTCCGGACAACTGCGTACCAGTTCCCATAAAACGGAATCATGGCCGGCAAACGAATAAGAACCTATACTGTTGTCAAAACTTTCGTGGGTAATGGTATATTCGTATTTCAGTACCGAATCATTACGCACACCGAACAAAGTGTCCATATCGTAAGGAAGGAAATACCAGATCAGAGAGTCCCAAGTTGCCAGCATCATATTTTTTGCCCGGTTATCCACGGCCATAAAGTAATCGGTAATCAGATACCATGCAAACGGGCTGTCATTACCGAAATACTGGTTATATTCCGCCAGAAACTTAGCAGAATTACCTTTACATGAATTGATCCAGTTCCAAAGCCTTGTAACTGCCGCCTTGTCGTCCTCGTGTGCATCCGCCCAGGTAGTATCTGCCTTGAAACGAAATTCCAGCGCATCATCAAAAGAAGACATATCGGTAGTCCCGAACAGACAAAGGGCCTCGGAGTTATTCAAGAACTCCAGACAGATACATTTGTTACGCTGCCCGTTCAGGGCCGCTTCGTCGTTGAATCCTTCAATTCCTTCAAAACCGTAAATAATCGCACTTTCCGACTTCTCATTATTGAAATTGTATTTTCCCAGATAAGTATTCGCACCGGTGCCGTCGTTGTCATAAAACAGGTCCATAGGGAAACCGTCTACGCCTATACGCACGTCATATTCCCCCTTATATGCAGCCTGCGGCGGTGTCAGCCACCCGCACTTCTTCCAAACGTCGTTCACAATACGCACCGCACCGGTATTATGTGTACCGGAAGAATCGGAAAAGTCCGCTTTCAAACAGAATATACTGATCGGCCGTGCTCCCGGTTTGAAACTGTATTCAAGAGACGGCACATCCACGCCGTTAACTTCCAGCGTGGTACCGTATTTTTCCAGGCGCAAGAAATAAAGACGGTAATTCTTACGCGGATAAGTGGTGGATGATGTACCCTGTATTCTTAGACCGACATTCCTTGCTACAAAATCATACTCCTTACCGTACGGGCTATAAAAATAGATATCGACCGGTACCTCGAATTTCTTGTTATTGGTGGCGTTGACAAGGTTCACATCGCCGACAATTCGCATAACCGCCTTTCCCTGGGCGCGTAACTTGTCTATGTCGATATCCGTACCGTTGTCCCCCGTAACATCGTTTTTTTCAAATAACAGGACCATTTCGTCCGACGTAGTACGGTCTACCATGTAATTATTTAATTCTTCATCATCCGTAAGCGCACGGTTATAAATACGGAAATTCCTGATCTCCACATCCGCCGTATCACTGAACAAACGGATGTTCACCGGTTCCGCCTGCAGTAGTCCTTCGGTAGCCCCATACTGTACAGCCCCGCAACGGATTCCGTTTACATAAAGTTCCAGCAACCGTTTGCCAGCCTTGGACCCGACAATAAAGGCTATTTTCAGGTTCATATCACTTGCAAACTTTGTACTTACTTCCGTACCGCCAGAAACACGCATAAGGGCCTGCTCCGTTGTCATTTGTAAACCGATATCGCCGGCCATACAGTCCAGTATCACTCCCTGCCGGTCCGTTACCGACGAACAAAGAATTTCCATTTCATAGGTAGCCCCGGTAGTGGTCGCATCTGTGGAGAACGGCCGGTACCCGATTTCAATCTTCGCGCCTCCCGTAAGTTTCAGGGCGTCACCCGTCCAGCCGTTGCTGTTCCAGTCGAAACCTGCAAACGTTGTATGTATGTCGCCATAATCCCAGGCTCCCGGATCGGATTCACTGTTACTCCGCCCGGCTGCTGAAAGTTTCAGTACAAGCCCGGCGGTAGTTTCCTGCAAGTCGATCCCGCTTTCCGTCACGTCGATATAAAACGGGTATTCCGTGGCTCCCGTCTTAAATTTCATATTGATTTCACCCTGCTGGGTAAAACGGTTGGTATATGTTTGCGTAGTACGCGCCACACTGACAGACTGCGTTTTCACCCCGTCCCGGTAAACGTCCACTTTGGCCGGCGTCGCGGCGGGATCATAAGCCACAAAGTCAAATTTTACCTGTTCGTACTGCCCCGCTTCCAGGCGCGGAACAAGATGATCCTCCGTAAAAATACGACCGTCCGGAAAACTTATCATCGTGCCGATGAACGGTGCCGATCCTCCGGATTTCAGGATATCAATGTAGATACTTTCGGATTTTAACACAAGATCGGCGGAAGCCTCCATTTCGGCAACCATTTGAACGGTATTCCGACCGGTTACAAGCGAAGAAGGGGACAAACTGAAACTGCCGTTTGTCGTTCCCGATCTTGTAATGGTGTGCGCGTTCTGTTGCTGGCCGTTCAGATAAAGCGTGACGACCTTTGTTCCGGAACCGCTGACGGCATAAGGGATATTAATCGTGTCGGCCAGGGTGTAACCGCCTGCGGCTATGGCCCCCGCCAGATTGTAAGAGCTGGTAAGGGAAAGGCTGACAACCTTCACGGATGTAAACGCCTGCCGGGTCTGTTTCTTGCCGGTAGTCGGATCGGTTGTGGTTGCCACTACGTAAATATCGGTATTCCCAACAAGCAAGTAACTTGAAAGGTCCAGTTCGTAACTGCCTTTGGAAACATCGCTGACCGTCTGGGAATACATGGTAGTCGTTCCACGCCTGATCGTAACGGTGATATCCGCCTTTTGCCCGGTGGATTCCCCCTTTTCGTCCCCCGTGGTGTATTGGTGATCGTACGTATAAGTAAGACGGGCGTTTCCGCCTTCCTTGATGATCGCATTATCTACAGCCGCATTCAAGACAATTTTTGTAGCCACCGTTTCACCGGAACCTCCACCGGAACCGGCCGGGATATCCACGGCGGTAATTTCCGCACCGCTTTTATTCTGGAATGACAGACGGACGGATGTTTCATCCTCGCTTACCTCCGCATTTACGTTAAACAGCGTGGAAGCGTCCACCTCGTTAAAACGGGCGGTTACTACCTTGTTTTCTACTGGATTGGTGGAATCGGCGGACAAAGTCTCGTCCACTTCCAGGACATCCACGTTTACATTCACATTACCGGCCGCGTCCGGCGTCTGCTTCTCGCCGTTTACCGTTACACTCTTTACCGTTCCTTTGCCGCCGAACTCTTCCCAGCTCGCCTCCTGATCCCAGACAGCCGGATCGGTTCCGGCAAATTGCCACGTCTCCCATTTACCGAGCGATGTTTCAAAGGTGATAACACGCCCCCGGTCGCGCCACTTGTCCGGTACCGCGGCAATGGCGGAAGCAAGAGTATAGAAACCTTCCGTTAGTGGCATGTTACCGGTTACGTTATAAGTATTCCCGCCGGCCGAACCGCCGCTGCCGAAATCCTCCCACTTTTCGACATTTTCAAAATCCGTGTCCGGATTACCTCTAAATTGCTTCGTCACCCAGCCGTCGGCAGTAAGGAACGAAAGGATCACGCCGTTTTTCCGGACATTGTTAATCTTATCCGCCGTTTTCAATGCTGTAAACACTCCCGACAGGTCACTATAGACGGTACCGGCGTTCAAAAAGTTGTTCACGTTGGTAAAGGTTGAAACCTGGAGTCCGGCCGTCTGCTGCAACTCCTGTTTTATTTTGTCACGGTCTACCTGCAACGTGCTTATGTCCTCGGAACAACTGGAAATATCCTGGGATAAACTTTTCAGCTTTCCCCAAAGAGAACCGTCTTCGCTCTGTGAACCGTCTTCGCTGCCAATACGGGCGTTAATATCAGCCAGCAATGCGGCAAGCGAATCACTATCTTTAAGCCCGTTCAGAAAATTAAGAATTTCGTTAAAGTTGTCGATTGCCTGGGAGGCATTATTACCGACAAGCCGGTCGATACGTAAAGATACGGCGTCTATAGCCTTCTGTAATGCAGCATCGGCGGCAATGCGTGCGGCTTCCTCTTCCAGGACTTCCTCACCCTGGGAAACCTTTTTCAGGTTTACGTTTAAAAAGTCAAGAACCGCCGCCACCATTTGGTTGGTAACGCTTCCCGCGTCTTCCGCGGTTTCAATGATTATAATAAGATCATCGATATACTCCTGTGTTGCCATATAGATACATTAATTAAATTGTTTGCTGAACTCTTTGGAATGAACGCCCGGTTTCCGGTAGCCGCTTTCCGTAATTTCTCCGGTCCAGTTGGACTCCTTCTCGGCAAACGTGAGCTTTAACGTCACGTTCTGCGGCGCGTCAGGGCGGACACGATAAGAAAACTCTTCCGCCGAAGGAATTACCTTGATCTCTTCCTGACCGTAACCAGACAGGTAGACATTATCAGAGGAAAGCAGATCAAGAAGAAAGCGTATTTCTTGCGGGCGTTTGAATCCCGTCTTAATCGTTACGGCTTCCTGTATCTCCGTACGTATGCGATCCGAATAATAATCATCGGTAATTTCATCGTAACGCCGGAAAACAGCGTCTTCGTCTTCATCCATGCCGGGAGTTACGCTCGCCTCGCCTTCCAGAGAAAACACTTCGTAAGTCCCGTAACTGTTCAGGAACCGGAGCCGGTAATGCTCGCGAACCGTCGGGCTTTGCTCGATCCCGATCCGGAGAGCGAACGTATCACCGCTATACACGTCAAAAAGGTTGGCCAGTACCCCGTAATCGGTAAAGAATTTAAGTCTTACGGCTTCCAGGTTCAAGGCATATAAACTCCCCGTCGTGCCTGGTACTGCAAGGCTTTGACCGGTAAGAAGTTCCGTTATTTTCAGTTCGTGTCCCGGATAAATGAAACAAAGCGGGTAAAGTTCCGTCTCGCGCATCGTTATACGCCAGTCGTTACTCCGGGTGGTAAAGAAGAAATTACAAGATTCATTCAGGAACTTCAAAGAAAATATATCAGTCCCCATATTTCGAAGACGTCTAAACTCCTTCTTGGAAATCCCCCCTTTCCAGGCTGTAAAAGACAGGTTATCCTCTTCTTCTCCCTCATTTACCACATGTATAGTTACTTCGGCCGACAAACCGGAAACGGCAAGTAGATGCTCCGTATTATCCGATAAAATCCGTGCGTCTGTTATTCCAGTTTCGACAATCTCGGCTATATTAACACGAAATTCCCCGATTCCGTTTCCTTTGAAAACTTCCTCATTATTCATTCTGATGCTGTATGTTGCCATAGAACTGGATGATACAGACAAAAAAATAGGATTACGCGTAAAAGCATTTCCCGTAGGATATATGTTCACCTTTAAAGCTTCGTCGCTGGCACTCATTGTATTGCTATTTTGGTTACGATAAAACTGCCTGTTAACTCATGTTGCATCTCCAGAGAGGATATAAAGCGGTCCCTGGCAGCCGAAGGATTTACCATAAACTTATAAAAGTCCGTAAGCCGGCCCGTATGGTTCTCCTTCCAGAAATTATAAAGCTCCGTTACCTGGGTGGTGCACGGGGCAAGTACTATGTTATTCTGCTTTTCCATGGTGCAAAAGTTGGGTTTATCAAAGGAAGAATAAAGGACGGAATTAACCGGAATACACAACGGAGATGAACTCCCCTATATACGAAAGGGTAAATGTTTCATTATAAGTTCCGGTAGTTGCTTCCGGATCATCATCGATATAATTTATATTCACTCTTAACTGGAACTGATAATTCCGTGTTAACGTATCATTTTCAGAAGTGGGCGGATTTTCTATTATATAATCATCCGTACCGGGATTTATAAAACCGTCCGTTATGGTCCAAAAACGGTCATCAACAATGGTATATCCCGAATTTCTAAAATCATCCAATATTTCCTGCTTTTTATTTTCCTGCACTTCCGCCTGGGTATTACGAACCAGTTTCCAAACATATAAAGTACTGCCGAAATCTTTAATATAATGTTCTTCATCAAGATTTAAGGGGGCTATTAACCGAAGTGTTCTCAATGTCAGATCAACAGGTACATTCTTATTCGCTGGAAGTGAATAAGAAAATCCGTCAAAAAGCAAATACTGGCCCCGCAGGGCTACAGGTGTCAATATATCCATACCCATAAGCTGGTGGACCGGTAACAGGACATTCGCTTCTACCTGGTTGAAAGAGTGTCTTATTATAGCATCATATTTTTTCCAGAAGTTTATAAACAGGCCGTTTTTATATTGAAATAAAAGCGATATCGTATGCTTACTTCCGTCTTTTAATACGATTTCCTCACCCTCGGAAGTATAAGGCAACACGGAACCGAAAGGATATTTACTATTCTGTGAGGATGTAAAAGCAAACACGAAAGATAACGGGGTTTCCACCTTTTCCGAATCTTCATCATCATTATTGGAGGATGTTTTAAGATACGTATAACGGTGTACGTAATCGGCCAGATATTGAGGGGAAAGAATATCATTCGGGGCAAAATCCATTGGAACGCATTCGTCGTCGCTGGTTAATTCGTTATCTTCGATATTGTCGGTTTTCCGATCCCAGGAAAAAAAACTCGATGAAGAATAAGTAAGACGCTTGTTGTCTTCATCCCATTTAAACCACCGCCCCGTTGTTTCCTCATAATTTAGATGTATCACCCTTTTACTAATGTCAACTTTTGCCAGTCTAGCCACTTCCTGATCCTTTAAATAGTCTTCAAACCGTTCAACAGAGGGAGCCGCACCGGTAAAGGAAGTCTTGGCCGATAACTTCATTTGCCGGGCCGTTTCGTAAGTTATTAAAGGTTCGTCCGTCAGGCTACGGGACAAATCAATGTCCGGAACATCATCCACAATATCCCGGATCAGTCTTAACGTGGCTGTTTTCGTATCGGAAGAAACATTATAAACCAGTCCGAAACGCACATGCAAGGCGTTTAAAAAGTCCTCTACTGTGCAATCCGGCATCAAATCGGCATAAGAAAGTTTTCCTTTAACACAACAGTCGGCAGCATTATTCAATATTACCAGGTTAGAAAGTTCCTTGTTCGTCTTAAAAGGATTTTCGGTTATGGTATATCCAAATTCGGAAAAAACAAGTTCCAGCACACGCCATACATATAAAAAAGCCGTTACGCCGTAACCTTCCGGAAGTGTTACGGCAGTCGGAGTACCATTTACCAAAAAAGTTTCTGTTCTTGCTTGGTAACGTAAACGATAAACTTTACTTCCTTCTGATACAGGTGTGATATAGTTCAAGTATTTAGGGTAAAACTGATTATCTTTCGAATCGTTACCGGTCATAATCTGAAATACGGCATAATCAGTCTGATAACCTCCTAAAACTTGTTGCAAATGTGCGCAAAGAGAATTAACGCTGTTATACTCCTTCACTGGTAATGTAATAGCATTTAATTTTTTTGCTTTCCATGCGCTGTAGGCTTCCGAATTGTCAAAGCCGATGTTAAGGGTAATACCTTCTTTTTTACCGGCGGAAACAATATTTATCTTCCCGGTACGTTTATATGCTCCGTCCAATATCGTACATGCCTGATCTTCATTCATCGGCTTTATACCCATGTCGAGACGGTGAGCAAAACCGGTTATTTTAGCATTGTTGCCGGTACATGGAACCGTAACCGGTACGGTTTGCGATCCCCGGTCGTTCATGACAGGGGATTTTTCATCAATCTGTACGGTAAAGTCACCCCCTAAATCCAGATAACCTTTGTTCGTCTTAATCTTTAGCATAATGATTACTTATTTTCCGCGTGTAAAGGTGTCGCGGGCGTTATCTATAGTTTCTTTGGCCTTCTCCAAATCCTGATAAACGATATAGGCCTTTATCAATTTGATAGCCTCACAGGAGGCGCGAAGCTCCTTTGCCGCTTCCAGGAACTCCCGGTAGGAAGAATCCCCTGCATAAGAGGTAACGTAACCGCCTTCCGCATATTCACCCGGATTCTGTGGCAACGGGTTCGCATTGGTACGCTGCCGCCTGATCGCTTCGATAGTACTAACGGCATCGATCACTTTAGGATTATTCATTTCCGGTTGTGGTACCACATATTCCCCCTTATGAACTACGCCGGCCACTTCATAACGCCCACCAGGACCGGTGTAACCACCTTCCGAATACCCACCACCGGAAGAACCGGAAACAACACGTTCGGCGGTTACTTTTTTACTGCCTGCTGTGTTACTTACAGACATATTTTTCACCTTTTCCCGTTCAACTTCTGCAAGTGCAAGCTGGGCGGCACCGGTAACTCCCATTATCGCGGCCGCTGCAATAGCGGCAGGCGTCCAGCCTCCGAGACTTGCATGAGTTTCCATTATGGCAACTGCCGTATCGGCTATAATCTGGGAACACTTCATCGCAAATTGTAGATCAGCGTATTTTTTCTGAATCTCCAGTTTCTTATTTTCCTTCTCCTCTTCCAGAGCGGCAGTATCTTCACCGTTATTTTCTGCCTCTTGTATAAGTACTGCGTATTTGGCTTCTACTGATGCGATTTCCGCTTCTTGTATTGAATTTACCATGGAAGAAGAAAGGGCGGAATAATATTGAAAATATTTCAGTATATTTTTCTTTCCTTCCTTTAAGCGAAGGACCTGATATTTCTTTTCATCTATCAATCCTTCATCATGTAGGTGTTTTAAGCGTGCCAGCTCCTGTTCGTGCTGCTGTTGCCAGGAAAGCCCGATTTCTGCTTGGATTTGGTAAATACTACTTTGGTATTCATAATTCAGCCGGTTTATCTCCCGGTTCTTTTGTTCTTCCAAGTTCACGGTAGAAATCCCCGCCTGTCTCGCTATCTCAATTATGGCATTATAAGTCGTTTCTACATCCTGAACCTGCTTCCGGTGTGCCTCCTGCATACCGGTTATTCCTATCGGAACGGAAGTTATTTCACGTACTTTTTGAGCAATGGCCGCCCGATCACGCAATAACTTCATTTCAGACTCACGCACGGCGTCGGCCGCTTCCGTCGCTGTTTCTATACGTTTCTGTTTGCCGGTAATTTCCAAAGCGGCAATATCATTCTGGTAAGTACGGTTTATCTCCAGAAGTTCTGCGGCGTGCTCCGCTTCAACTTCCAGCATATAGGCGTCGGCGGCTTCCTGCGTGATACTTTGGTTTAATACCGCTTTTTCCATGGTGTCCTTCTGGACATTGTAATAGGCGGTTTCAATCTTTAACCGTTCGTCCCGTTTCTCCTGTACCAGTTTTATACGGGCGTCCTCCTGCTTGCCGGTTTCCGTAAAAATGGCCGCCTGCGCTGCCGTTTCGAGCTTGTGGATTTCATCGAGTAATTTCTTCTTTTGGGCCGGCGTTTTTGCTTCCAGCTTCTGGAGGGCGTCGAGACGTTCCCGGTAATAGCGAAGGTTTTCCGCCGTCCCTTCGAGAATATACTGGGCTTCCGTCTTATTTTCCTTTTCCCGGTTCTCTTTGATTAGAAGCATACGTTTTTCGTGCTCGATCTCCAGAGGTTTTAATGTGGCATCCGTTTCCGTATTTTTATACTCCCCGGCTTCCGCTTTCTTTTTGACCTTCCCCAGTTCGTTTAAACGTTTTATTTCGGCGTCGATACGTTCTATTTCCTTGTTTTTCTTGGCGATATTCGCTTCGCTGTCTTCCGCCCACTGTTCCTGAACCTTTTTCTTTTCGGCCTCCAGTTTCTTTATGAGTGATGTTTCAGTATTTATATTTTCTTTATTGGTTCCGGTTAATGAAGTGGCCGTCGCCTCTGTTTTTAAGATATCATTATTGATCTGGGCGATTGCTGATTCTATACCGGCCAAATCCTTCTGTGTTGTTTGTAGAGCTTTCAACTGGTTAGCCTCTTTTTCTGTACCAAATAAACGGCTTATTTTAGCGGTAAGACTGTTCCGGTTATATCCTGACAATGTATTTTGCTGGCGGGTGTCCCAGTAAGCGTCGCTTTGCTCTGATTCTTGGCTTTCAAGATTCCTTTTTTTCTTGTACAATTCTTCCAGTTCCTCCTGGTAAGCTTTCAACTTGATTTGTTTTTCCAAGGAAACTAAATATTGATCTATGGCCTCCTTGTTGTTGTTTATGAGCCTGCCTTCTTCATCCAATTCCGCATTATAATCCGGTATCAGTTCTTTTAATTCCGCAAGCCTTTGTTTACGGGTGTAGTTGGAAAGGTTCTCATCATTGATAGCAGCTACAAGAGTTTTTATTTTTGCTTCCTGGCTGGAATATTCTTCATTCACTTTCTTTACGACTTCCTGGTGGGCCTTCATCGCCGCCGAAGCCTGTTCCGTCTTCTTTGCAAGCTGGTAGATAGCAACACCGGCTGCCACGAGTAACGCGAGCAGGGCCGTATATGGATTCTTCAAAAGTTCGATCCTCATTAACCGAAGTGCAGCGGTACATCTGGTAGTATTCTTGTGTAATAGTGCCTGGGCTGCCGCATAAGTCAGAGTAGCCGCCCGGCTGATATAAAGCTGTACGGCGTGCGCTTTCTCTGCAACGACCGAAGCAAGGGTCGCCGTTTTAAAACGGGCGTGCCACATGGTAGCGATTTTCAGTCCTCCATAGTAAGAAACCAAATAAGCGGTAACGGTATAAGTGACAACACCCCATTTATTAAACATGTCGATCATACCACCCACACCTTCCACCATAAGCGTAACAAGGTCTATTAAATCCCGGAGAATACCCTTTGATTCATAGAAACGTAAAACTACCCCTTCAATGGTTGAACTTAGCCGGTTTAATGCACCCTGAACGTTATCCCCCATTTCTTCGGACATAGCATTAAAGGCGTCTTCCGCACCTGTTACCGCGTCGCAAAGTGCCAGCACGGTATCGGTACCGTTAAGGAAAGTGTTAAACGCTGCAACGGAACGTTTATCGGTCAGTTCAAGGGCCTTGTTCAAGTCTATTCCTTCACTGTTCAATTTTTTAAGTCCCTTTACCAGATCATCCAGGTTATTAACCGGACCACCGAGAGCAAGCGCGAGTTTGCCGCTACTGTCAGCCAGGTTAAGCAAAATATTACGTGTTGCCGTCGCTGCCGATGAAGCGTCGAAACCGCTGTTTGCCAAAGCTCCCAAAAGGGAGGTCGTTTCCTCGATTGTGAATCCGAAAGAATTAGCTACCGGGCCGACGGTAGACATTGCACTATTCAGGTATTCAAAACTTAAGGCCGAGGACGTTGTACCTATTGCCATGGTGGAAAGTGCCCGTTCCGTATCTTCCGCATCAAGATTGAAAATACGCAATGTTGCACCGGCAAGCGTAGCAGCCGAGGCAAGATCCGTGTCCACCGCCTTAGCGAATTTCAGTACGGAAGGCGTCATCGCTTTAATATCCTCTTTGAAAAATCCCAGCTTGGCAAGCTCTATCTGAAGTTCCGTTACCTGTGCGGCCGTATAAGAAGTAGTAGCACCCAGCCGGCGCGCTTCATCCGTTAAATCTTTAATACTCTTTTTCGTAGTTCCCAGGATAGCGGCCAAAGTACTGTTTTTCTTCTCAAACTCTATAATAGTACTGATCGCATCCCTTAGCCCGCCGATAATCTGCCCGGTTATCATTGCGCCGATAGTGACAAACACACCGGCCAGAACCGTTTTTATCTTATTCAGGGAAAGAAGGGAGCCGCTGAAACCTTCCGCCTTTTTCGTGACCTGCCCGTATGCTTTTTCAACTTCTTTCAGTTCCTTCTCCAGGGCGGCATATTTTTCCGGCTGCAAAGACTTCACCGTATCGCGAAGCTCTTTTCGCAAGGCGTTTGCCTTCCTTGCCAGCTGGTTGGCACTCATGGTGGTTTTATCCAGCCGTTTCTCACATTCGGCAATCTTCTTGTTATTCTCGCCGAGCGTCTTATTATTTTCTTTCAGTTGTTCATTCAGCCTTTTCCACTGTTTACCACCAGCTTTCCCTGTGGCGATTAAATCGGTCATAGCCTTTTTTATTTCCTTATTGCTATCCCGGAGCTCTTTGTTCTTTTCTGAAAGATTATGTATTTCCTTCTGCGCATCGGAGGCGTTCAGGGTTAACACCCATTCGATATAATCAGGTTTTAATTTTGCCATACAACTTAAATTTTATAAGGCAAAATTATCCTGGTGTAAAGTGGCGGAAAAGGACACAAAAAAGCCCGTAGAACCATTCTACAGGCTTATTATACTAAGAAGAAATATTTTATCTCTTAAATGTAAAATCCGAAGGATCAAAATATCCTTTATCCTTAATTGTTACCCGATCAAGCATCCGGCAAACGTACCAGGTTAAAGGAACTGATATAAGGGGCGTCACAATAAAGGAAAGAAAGGCAAAAGCAAGCCACCCGGATAAAGTAGCCGGTTTATGCTTACATCCTACGAAAAAAGCTATTACCAGGAAAAAGCCGATCAGAAATAAAATATCTTCGTATGTCATATAATTACTATAAGATACAAGTAATAAATAATTGGTAATAAGCCCGCCCGAATTGGGCCGGGCTTAATTGATATATCATTTCTCACGAAATAATACATCGGGTGTATTAAGTTCTTTTTTATGAAGTATAATAGAAACCTTATAACAGGTTGTATTATCAAAATTGAGCGGAAACTAATTCATTTCCTATTTTCTTTATTGCTATCCTTATTTTATCATACTGTTTTTCACCGACATTCGCCACTCCGGACGCATACTGACGCATAAGAGACGGATTTATACCAGCAACCTCTGCTATCTTTGAAATATTGAGAAATGAAAAATAATTAAAGAATGATTGTAGATCATATTTATAAGAAAATTCCAATACTGGAACCTCCTTGCCTTCTTCCGCTAACATCTCTTTTATTTCCTCGTATGATTTCAGAAAATCAGCCTTAGCCGCTTCCGCTGTATCTCCGTAGCCGGCCAATCCAAAATCCGGTAACTCTTCTTCCATAAAACAGGAATAATAACCGTCTTTCGCACGTTCAAACAAAACATTCACTTTCATACTATTTATTTTTAAATGTGGCAGGCAATATTACCTGCCACTATCGCACCTAAAAGTCTTAAATTATGAAGTAAAGAAGTGCGGGGATTAAATCCCCAGCACTTTTCTTGCGTTACGTTCTATGTGAAGAGAAACCTCTTTAGACCCGTGGCGGGGTATCGAAAACTTTTTGCCAGTCTTGGGACTGAACCAAACATCGTGTTCTCCGCCATGTCTCACAACGTAACAACCTGCCGCCTTTAATTCGGCGTAAAGTTGATTGTACTTCATAAAATAAAAGAACCTTTAAATACAGTGCAAATATAGCAAATTTGCAATAACCATGCAAATAATATAAATACATTTATTGCGAATTTGCTATATTTTAACATCGTAATATAAAGAATGAACTTTGGAAGGTAACAACACACTTACTTTAGCGAACTGGCAAACATTTCTTTTACCCTTTCCCTTACATAATCCTGATATTCATATTTAATCTTCCCGAGTGTGTCATGATACAGAATCCCGTATATCTGTCGGTTATAAATCTGGTAATTACCGTGTTTCTTCATATCCAGGAAGCGGGTATATAATGGAAGGTTAGAACGGGCGATTACTCCTTCGCCGTCCGGAACGACCGAATAATTCGGGTTCTGTAGTGCGGCCATTAATGCACCGGATCGCCCTTGTATGATCTCACCGGTTCCCTGTACTTTCTTACGTTCACGGCCTTTCTGGTAAATTCGTTTCGTTGCAATATCCAGTTGGGCTTGAAATATGTCCTGTATTCCACGCCCGATCCGGTCGGTAAAAAAATCCGTTTTAAAATTCTCGGCCATTCAGTTATTCATTTTTTGAGAATCCGGAAATAATGTGCCTTTCCCCGGATTCATCCTTAACAGTTTCATTTTTCTTGTTTGAGGCATATTTATATTTCCAATAGGTACACAACGCATCATTTACACCTATTGTAATAATACCTACTATGACAGTTAACCAGAACCACGCAAAAGCATCCATTAGAATCTTGTTTTAAATGAGAAAGCCAGGCTCCACCCCGCAAACGTCCGGTAAAAGCCGGATTCCGGAAGAGTGGAAAGGCTGGTTAAATCCAGTTCCTTAGTGACAGGGCAACCGGTGGCAGAATCTTCTATCAGCATTTGTTTGATACGCTCCATAACCGGCTGCACCTCTTCGATAGTCTCATAAGCCCCTTTTCGTTGGGGATCGTACTTGCTCATAAGGAAAATAACACATAAATTATTTTCCCTCACATTGTCAGCCGAAAGGCTGGCACCCGTTCCCGACGGAATCAGAATAAAGAGCACCGGACATTCTTCTTTTGATAGTCCTTGTATCGTCTTACTCATTTCCTCGTCAATGGTAACGGGTAGCACCTTCTTTATTTCAGGAACACGTTTTTGCACGCCTTCCCAGTATTCACGGTAAACCTTTATATCTATCATATCGTCAATCCCTGATAACGTTTCGCCTCCCATTCACGGCGGGTAACAAGCCCCGGAAGAATCTTACCGCCCCCGTATATCCACTTTTTGAACTCTGCCGGTATGGATGAATCATACGCATCCGCTCTGATCTTCTTATAAAGCGTTGATTTCTTGAATTTTCCGATACCTACATTAAAGCAAAAACTTACTACCGCGTCAAACTGGTACTGTCCCAAATGAAGGGGAAGCGCGTTCACCTGGTTTTCTACTGCTCTGATATCCGATTCAAAGAAAGCGTCGGCCTGGGGCTCGGTAATAACATCACCCGGTTTTACGCCAGCCGTGTGACCGTAACCGATCGTACATACTCCCGCGGCACATACATATGCTTTCAGGCGCAACCCCTCGAATTTCTTGATCTTGTTTTTTGTTCCTGTTGTCGTTCTCATTTCTTGTTACGTTTTTGGTGCAAATATTCAAACTTACATTTATACAGATAAAGCAATACATCCCAAAAGGGTGTATCGTCCACCTCCTTCTTATTGCCGAACACGCCGGAAGCCGCCACCTCAAAGACTATCCCGGTCCAGCCGGTTTTATCGTCCGCCTTCCTGTCCTCGGATGCCAGCTTCTGAAACAATATCCGAAAGTCGATAGCTTCACCACCGATATAAACCGGTCCGGAAAGAACCATTTCCCAAACGGCGGAAAAGAAATTTACCGCATGAATGGCAAGCAAGGAAGGAACGGCCGGCATCTTCTCCGGGTCCTTGTACCGGTAAAGCTTTAACGTGATATCCTGGAAGATTTCATTTATAGCCGGATCGTCCTTTTCTGCCGCCGCCTGCCTGCTTTGCTGCAACAAATCCAGGCAATCACAAAAGTTACCGAAAGTAAGACCGTTCAGCATGTCACCGACACCATGCCAGCCCCCGAAATCCTGCATCAGGTTACGACCGGTTTTCAGAATGGGCGTAACGATCCGCTCGCCCTCCTTACCGGTTGTATAAAAGAAAAAGCCGTCCAGCTTTTCCAGTTGGCCGTCCAGCTCCCGGATGATCTCACGCCGGTACATGGTGTAATCCGCTTTCATGCCCAGAAGAAAAGAAAGCCATTTTACGCGGAACTGTCCGGGGCTGATCGTACCGCGGTTCATCAGTACCGACAATATAAGAAACTGCCGGTACTGCTCACTGCTGACTTCATCCAGGCAGGAAGGAACCTCCACCGTCTTATTATTATATGTAAACTTCTCCATGTCCGGACATTAAAAGGTTATTCCTTTGGATTGTACGGTAACACCCGGTATATAGTAATCCACCGTTTCCGACTGCGCATCCAGTTCCCTGATGATATCCTGCAATACATCCAGGTAAGCCGCCGCGTCCTGCTCCAGACTGTTAGCAACCGATTGCCGGGCCTCTTTTTCCGCCCGCAATTTATCCCGTACGGTTGTACTCTGTTGTACCTGTACGATTCCAGTGGGCAGAACTTCCACCGGTAAACGTTCAACGGCCTTTTTTATGGTGAGAAGTGCAAGCGGGCGACGTACATACTCCAGCAATTTCTCTGTTAAAACGGTATCGCCTTCAATCAGTTTGTTATAACGGTTCCGGGTGATAACAGGTATTATCTGCCCGTCCTGGACTTCCCGAATCATAGGAATAAGCACCAGAAAAAGCCGGTGACTTCCGATATTGTAATATTCATCGAACGTTTCTTTATTCTGAATAAGAAGCCGGTTTATAGCCTTTTTCTTAATGCCGTTCATCCAGAAATCAAACTTTTCGCGGTCCATTAGCTCCACTAACGCGTCTACGGCTTCATAAGCCAGGTTCCGGATATTCTCTTCATCCTTGAACTCCTGTAAGGCGGTCATACCCGTTTCATTCTCTCCAAGGTGTTTGCCACGTCCGGCCGTTCCGTGTTGTGCGTCCAAAGTGGGAATGACCTTTAACCAGGTAAACATCGCCACCGCCTGCTGCATCAGCCGCAAAGTTTCCGCCATGCCGTCCGGTTCCGTGCCGTCCGCATGATCTTCACGGTAATACTTATCTACCGCGTCTATGGGTTCCGTTCCGATGATAGCCTGTAAATCCCGAATACCCAGCGGTAAGATAGGTTCCCACTTGGTAAAATCAAGATCATTATCGATCAATCCCAGAACACGGACTATTTCACCGGCACCGTCACCGCCTTTATTAAATAACTTCGTCATTTGCTCGGTCTCTTTTTAATGTATATGGTTTCCAATTATCAAAATCCTTTGTGAAATTGTTTATTTCATCGTAGAACTCCTTATAAAAGCGGGCCAGCCCGGTATCTATCGTTATACAGGTCTGCTCCGTGCGCGGATTGGTGTTCACATTGGCCGAGCTTTCTATTACAAAATCAAAAGCGTTACCAAAACCGGCCATTACTTTAGCATGATTACGGAAGATGCAGACACGTGATCCGAAACGTTCTGCCACCTTCTTTAGGTATAAATAAACATCCGCGTAGGAACCTTGAAAGATTTCACCTACATAAAAATCCGCGTGCCCTATGTCTTTTCTCTCCAGCCATTTCTCCACCTCCTTAACATCGGTAATTGCCATACACCAGGTAGAAATCAGAACATATTCCACCGGTTGTTGCTTCACGATCACACGAAGATAAGTAAGGCTGTCAACGTCCCCATGACTGATACAGTGATAAGACGCCCCTTTCTCAAAATGCCAGGGCAAACACTCTTCCAGGTGCAGCTCCGATTTTATCCGCCGGTCAAAATGAACGTTTTTCGTCCGGCGGGCCTTTATATGCTTGTCCGGGGTGTTATCGGCCCGGTTCTCTTCCGGTTGCCGGTCGCTTACCGGTTCTTCCGGCACATCTTCCGGTTTCGGTGTAAAAAACAGACTACGCATTTTCTTTCATACGGTTAGAGGGTGAAACGTTCTGTTCCGCTTCCACTATGGTACGATAAAGCCCCACTTTCGTAGTAGTACCCGGAAAATTGGCATTAATATACTGCTGTAACGGCTTACAAAGGATCATGTCCGGAATAGCCGTTTCAGAAGCGTTATACACTTTCAGGCTGTATAATTTCTCCGATCCGGAAGAAAGTTTGTTTTCTATAATCAGATTTGAAAGTACCGGATCAAGACCGAAGCCGGAAGTGGCGGCAGCGTCCGCCTTATTGGATATCTTAATCTGGGCGTCCACATAATCCTTTATCTTCTTATCCAGTGGTTCCACCGTCCAGCCCTCAAAGTTATTCGCTTCCGGATTCCAGAATTTGGTCGTGTGCATGTATTTTCCGGCGTTCTGCCTTCCGGTAATGTTGGAGGCGAATTTCTCCATAGCTTCGTCCTTGAAATCTTCCAGCATCTGGGCCGTGTATTTCTCGCCCGTACGCTCGCAAACCTGTTTTATACGTGCTTCCGCGCGGTCCCAGTAAGACTGCGGCGATTCGATATGCAGGGAAATGGCCGAAGCGTTTTCATTATAGGCGATCAGGATAGCGGCCAGACCGCCGGCAAGCTCCAGCCAGTCAAGCGCACCCAGAAAACGCGGCGTACTCATAAAGTCCTTACAAAAGGAATAGATATTATAATACTTCACGGAAACCGGATATTTGAACGGGTGGGCCGGATCAAAGACCGGGTAACGGTAAGTATAGGCCGGATCAGGATAAGGAAAGTCGCCCACAAGTACTTCCTGCGGTTCATCCTCGCCGTCGGGAGGATATACCAGGCGGGCCTTCTGGTAGGGAATATGTTCCAGCCGTACCAAACGCCCGGGATTGCCCACACGCGGCGCACGGTTCCGGACAAACTTTATAAAAAAGCCCTGCATGTGCGTTAAGTCTACAAGTGAGCGGTGAAGAACCGTCGTGTAATCCCACGACTCCAGGTCGGCGGTTATTTCCGGATCGAGTTTCCAACGCCGGTAAAAACGGTTATTGTCTTCGTCGATTGCATCCTCATACAGCCGTGGACCTTCTCCCCACTGCAAACCGGCTATTTTACCCATAATACCTTCACCGGCGTAGAATTTATCTAGTAAACGCATGACATCGCCCGGCATGTCGTTATTATCCCCCATGGGAACAATAAAAGTACCGTTTACGCTGATCTTACGCGAAAAGAAAGCCCCCCGCCGGTTTAACTGGATGCTGGAAGGTTCCCAACCTTTACCGCGGCCACCGATAGAAAAGGAGATCAAACCCTTGTCAGTGCCGGTATCTATAATTCCAAAGTTGCCACTTCGTCTTATTTCCATACTCTTAAATCGTTATTCTTTTCCCGTTGAACTCCATTACCAGGCATTCCCAGCAATTCAGCGGCCGACCCGTTGTGGTGTCCGTCAGGAATAGTTTATAGCTTGAATTTTCGATGCTTTCATCCGTCGCCTTCTTCCTCAAACGGGCGGCCGTGAGTATCACCATGTCACCGCCGTCCCGTGTCTGCCGGTTCCATTTCCGGAACTTGATAGAAAAGGTTCCCCCGGAAATGGTAATCCGCTTCATCTGTTCTACCGCTACATAAAGGTTTATTTTTTCCATAGTCGGCGGATAAAACTTTTAATCCCGCCCCAGTTATCATGGACCAGGCAAAAGGATAGAAAGAAAAACATGAATTTTAGGAACGTCCATAAGCTACACCCGTTTGTAACCTTTTCTTTTTCCTGGCTTTGTTGCTTAACGTCGGATTTACGGGTAACGACTGTTTCCGCTTGACTGGTAGTTTCCTTATGATCCTGGAAGGAACTGCTTTGATTCTTTCCAGTTCTTTTTTCAGTTTTTCGGTTGCTGAAATCAATTTCTTTAATTCTTCCGAGGCTGTCGTAGTCGATACGGATATGCGTACTATCTTCCCGGTAAACGTCAAGTACGTGCTCCTCATTGCTTGAATCTCTTCGCGCAAGTTCAATAGCTCCGTCAGTAGTTGTTTGTTTTTCTTCTCCAGTTGCTTCTGTAACCGTTTTTCGTGTAACAGAGTGAGGAGAACGACAACCGTAAAAACAAGCTGCAAAACAAATAAAAATAAGTAGGTGTACGATTCCATGTCTCATGTTTATTAAGTCGTTAATTATTATTAGTGTCAAAAGTGATAGATTTACGGTTCGGGCAATTCTTCACGCCGCAAAGAAACGGCTTCATAGTGTCCATTACACGAGCGTTCTGCTTGATAGCCTTTTCCATTTCGTTACATTTCTGCAGGACTTCCTTGTACTTGTTATCCACTTCGTCAAACCGTTTTTTCTGTTCCTGGTATGCGTTCTTTAGCTCCTTACGGTCATTCTTCATATCTTCTATTAGTTCCTGGTAAACCTCTTGTACTGACTTCATGGCATCAGCTTCCGCCTGTTTACGAGTATATCGGAGAGTAAATAACCAGGTCAGGCCACCCGTGCAAAGAGCCGTAATAATCGCTGTAATTATCGTTTCCGTCATATTGATAAAGTTGAAAATTCTACATTATGGTCCAAACTATACATACATGCGTCAAATAACCCGCCACGATCCCGGCCAGGTCTGCCAGAATATCCTTCCAGTCCCATTTATTACCGGGTGACATTTTATCCCCGTATTCCTTACCCAATGAAGCACCCAGGGCAAAGGGAACACCATAATTACCCAACAGGGCACATATAGCGTAATTAATCCCGAAATGCTTCCATTTGTCCGTTCCTATTTTCATAATTTGAATCATTGGTTACTGCAAAGGTGGGAAGAACGGAGACGGACGAAAAGGACATAAAAAAAGTGCCGGGAACCACCCCGGCACAAACAAACCCTAACCTGGGACTTAAACCCAACGGCTGCCTTTTCAGCCGATATGCTAAATTATTAATATTAAGGATTAGACAACTTTTCGATGTCTTTTTTCATCATACGTAAAGTCCTGATTCGCCCTACAATTTTTTCCGGAGAAAGAGGTTCGCTCTCTTCATCGGTCAAATCGTCGATCGTTTCCTCTATTACCCGTATGTAACAAGCGGAAACCGGTTCTGTCTTAATTTGCCACTGTTTCAATATTTCGGCACTTTCATCTGTGATATGTGCGCCGTTTACTTCTATGTCTTTCATAACAAATCTTTCTTTAAACGTTCTTAATCGGTGTAGTCTCTAAGGTAGTGAAATCAATTATTCCGGCCTGCCGGTATATCCCGAGGGCGACTTTTCTAAAGCGTTCATAATTACGTCTGTCAATGGGCGATAACTGCCACCTCTTCATGTCTTTCATCAAATCCGGTATATTATTAGCACTATTATACATACAGTTGTTTTTACCGTACTCGTGATGAAGTGATACAGACTGAAAATCACCGGAGAAAACAACCAACCGCAAACGTTCCAGTTCGAGGAAAGCAAACTCATTGTTAATCTTCTCCACCTTATAAGCCCTTAGTTCAATGGAAGGCGCACCGTATTCACGTCTAACGAAAAATAGGATATCAGGATTATTTGTATTCATTTGGCACCTCCTTTTAAGTCTTCTAATTTAATATGTGAAATACTTGTTATACTTTCCAGTACCCCGTCGCATATACTTTTAACCCTTAATCCGCGGGAACCGTCTTTCTTGGGTAAATTCAGGTGATAATAGGGGCGATTCCTCCAGAATGTAATCCGGAAAATCCAGCCACGAACTTTAAAAGTAGCATTACTTATTTTATAATCAACCTGTACCAGATCACCCGGTTTAAATTTACTTTCTTGTAGAAACATCCCCTGTATTTCTTCCTGTTCCTTCTTTATTTCCTCAATTCTTTTATCATTGTTTTGTAATTGGGTAAGTAACACTTGCTGATATTCAGTATATATCATTCGGAACCTCCTTTCTTTTCTATCTGGGGACGCTCTGAAAACCTATATATTCTTTTAACCCGGTAAATAAAAAAATAGGCTACCGGCTTGTCACAGCCGTTATTATGTGTTTTAGTGTCCTGGTCTATATGAATAAACCCGCTACCGGAAGATATCTTCAGCGGCATTGTTTTAGGGTATTTCTCGTTCAGCTCCTTTACCTTTGCTTCCAGTTCAGTTTTAAAAGCATCGAAGGAAATTTTATCAGGGCAAAGCGTATTACCAAACTGGTTTGCAAACTCTGCCATTTCAGCACATTTTCGATTCTGTGGCTTATATTCGTTAAGCTCTATAAAATAAGATGTCATTTTCGACCTCCTTTCCTCGCTTTCTTGGCACGACACACACATATAACTGCACCAATGACAGCCGGTGGATAGATAAAAGTAAGACAGAAACAAGCGATAGCAGATAAGTAATAAGCCCCAGAAGTTGAACAAACAGTACATTCCTGTTTCGGTTCCTGGAAATAACGATGTTGGATTGTGTTTACGTCCGTACTACCAGTACGAAACGAAGGTACATAGCTTGTACCGGTTTGAAATTCTTTTTTCATAACGATAGTGTTTTTGGTCTATTAAAAAAAGAAAAAGGCGGAAGCCATTTCCCTGTTTCGCCAAAAACACTACCGCAAACCGTCCGAAGATCGGGTTATATAGTTTAGGGAAAGGCAACCACCTTATATTAAACAAGCATTTGTCGGGCATAAAAAAAGCCCGTTGTTTATTCGAGCCAATAACCGAGACTCACCGGACTGCATAACAGTAGTATTTTTGGCATGGGCAAATGTCGGCATTAAAATCTGAACAAAAAAAAAAAAACGTTAATAAAAGTTTATCAGAAAAAGAAAATTTCTCGACAATACGATTCGTTACTTTGTAACAAAAACGCCCACCGAAATTGGCGAGCGTTACATAAATGATTATTCTCTTATTTCTTAATATTTAATTTTATATAATTACTAACCTTTAAATCCGAGTATCTTATAAAACACTCTTTATAAACCGAAATATCTATTACAGAATCTCCCTTTATAAATACTTCTTCAAAAAGAGGTTTTTCTTCCTCAAGAATATACTTAACAGTCATTTTATTTATTCCTTTTTCAATCTTTCTATATTTATAGCATGTAGCATCATGAAAACCATACATATTTAAGATATTCCCGTAATTCATTTTCTCTGCCTCTTCTTTCTCTTCCACATCGTTTCTTTCTTTCGTTCCCTTTAAATGAAAAGTAAAAAACATACCAAGTGTCGAAAAAGCATGAAATCCTATTTCATTTTCACGAATATATATCTTTTCATTTGCATTTGTTTGATAATACCCGTTATATACTTTACCGAAAGATTCATAAGAGTGTTCAACAAATTTTATAACTCTACGTAACTTAGTTCCTGTTGGTAGTTCTATTCTCGCCAATCCATGAATACTGTCTATTTCTATTTTTCTATCAGATACAGGATAGCTAAATATTTCTGTATCGTGTTCACCAATGGAAGTTTGTTTATCGCTAATAAAGACTTTAGCTTTAAATACGGTGTTTTGAAGTTGAGCTTCAGCAGCTGTCGTTGCCAATACAGCCAATACAATAACTAAAAATATTTTTTTCATACGTAATTAGATTAGTAAACAGAGCATTCCAATACATCCCAATTACGAGGATCTATTCCTCTTCCTTCTTTGTACCTTAATTTCACCCTATACTTTAACTTAGATTTCACTCCAAAAGCATTTTTAGCAATAACTGTACCTTTTACAATACATTCGTTATTTCCAAGATATTCATGCTCAACTCCTGATAATTTAAAGTTTGCTTCTTCTGGATAATTTAAATTTAACTTGACGTAAGCTTTAGCTACAGCGAAAGAATCCCCTATATCTTCCGGCGGATTAGTGTTACATGATGAAAACGTTATCAACATGACACATAATAAAAATAATTTTCTCATATCAGTAACTTAAAATTAGTGTGTACCTTAGTTTGTACCACCCATAAGTTCTGACGGTATGCAGTATTTTGGCAGCTGCAAAAATACTCAAAATATATATTTATACAAAAGCCCTACCAAAATAATCTGATAGGGCTTTATTATACGAACACTCAACCGATTAATTTTCAGCAATAAAAGCATATCCGTTTTTAGGCCTGCTTGCTTCTTTCAAATTACAGCCGAAATGCAAATAATCATTATCCGGCAATCCGCACAATGAAATAACACCTTTATCATCATTTAGCCTAGCTATGAAATTCAAAACATCAGGAAATAAACTTCCACGGCATTCTATAATTGTACATAACAATTTTTCCCCGTTTCTTTCCGTAGAAAACACATCACCTACTTTTAATGTCTTTTACCGTTTTCATTTCTTCGTTATTTTAAGTATTAAGATTTTATATTTATTACTTTTTACCAGCGAATATACTAAGAATCCACCAAAAAAAATGAAGGCAACCGCCCAAAAATACACGGTAATTCACCCCAAAACGCCCAAAAAATGAAGCAAAAACGCATAAAAAACTCACTTTTTCGCGTAAAATTTTGGTCTAAATGCAGATAAACGACTGAAAAACAGTCAAAAACCGGAGAAAATTTCAAAAACTTAAAAAATGACACCTTCCGAAGACCGAGCCGCTCAGAAGTCGGAAAGCAGTTGCCCTCCTCCTAAAAGGTGAAATATGACCTCTGGGAGGGGGTAC